CTCTGGCTCTGCAGAAGCAGAAGCAGAAGCAGAATCAGAATCAGAATCAGAAGGCAAAGGCAAAGCCATGGGTGCTACATCGCCAACCCTACCCAAGAACTGCCCAATACTTAGAATATGAGGGTCATGTATTTGAAACCTAGACTTTTTGATTTCAATACGAATCGTCTCCCCTAACTCAACCGAATCAAACTCCACATTTCCAATATGAAGGTCACGCACAATCATAATATGAATGGCCTCTACCTCGGCCACCTTAAGGATAACATACAGACCAGCCTTTGATTTACGAATCACAACGCCTTCCACGATAGTTCCATTCGGGGGATTATATACTGTCCCCTCTGCCTTGATATAATACATAACATCCGCTGTGAATGTCCCTCGTTCCATATATCCATACGAACGGCTCAATAGTTTCAAAGAACCAGGAACAACAAAGCCATGTTTTGAGCATTTTCCCTCCAACTGCTCCCTAAGCTTACGCATTAATACATCATCAAACGATGATATATTTCCGTGTAATTGGCCAGGTGAAAGGGCAACCTTCTCTTCGAATATAGCTAATTGTTCCATGTGTGACATGCTCTACTTTACCTACAAAATTCATTTTTATATCCCTTATCGCAAAGGGTGTCCATATAAGGCAGCTTCTAAAGGTCGATAAAACCATCGTTTTCCATCTAACTGTAAGCTATCCATCATACGAAGTGCCAAATCAACTAAAGTGCATACACGAACACTATTTGTCACGGCTCTCCCAGCCTTTGCCAGCTCTTCTTCCGTTAAACCAAGTGAATTCATACCAGCCTTTGTAAGAACTTGCCCATATCGCAATATTTCCTGGATTTCAAAGCGAGTTGTGCTATTCTTTGCACATTCAGACCCACGCGAAACTGTCCCTGACTCGCTCGGCTTTCCCTTTTTAAAGACAAGGCGATTCACTTTCTGATTGAAAATAATAAATCCATAATTATATCCAGTGGTCTTAGTATTAATCCCAGCACTAATCACAGGGTCCCTCCCTTTTTCTCGCAATAAGACCTCTTGGACTGCAGTCGAAGGAATAGTCACTTTTTGGCTAGCATCGATTTGTAAGAATTCAACTGCATTTGTATCACTATTTATTAACCGTATATAGGTGATTCCTTCAAAATTCCAATACGAATAATAGGCTGTCTTTCTTACAAAATCATCTCCCTCCTTTGTCCCATATACCATAAGTAACTCGGCTTGTGCCGAGCTAGGAAGAAATTCATCCCAGATATATTCACGAACAATCTGAGCATACTTCTTTCGAAGCGACTCGTCACCATGAATAGTCATATATATCCACCTCGTCATTTCAATCCTCTCTTTTTGGGCCTTGCTTACTCCCTTACTTTGAGGTAGTGAATTAATCGCCTTCATCAATTCATCCGTTATAGCAATAGGTTGACCTGTATGACCTTTCTCCATTGCGTCCGTTAACATCAATGTCTGTTTCCAAATAACTTTTGATGCAGATGATAAATCTGGTTCTTCTATTTCAGGAACTTCTTCTGGAATACTAATATCCTTTGGCGCAAAGACATCACGAGGAACCGGAACATGCACTAAACGAAGGGCAATCGGAATTGATTCATCCTTTAAGGCATCAGGTTGAAATAAATAATAGGTCCCCTTCCTTATAATATGACCCTGGATTTCCTTTCCATCCGCGGCAGTTGTATATATCTTCATATCACCTTGTGATACAATCTCATTTAAGAGAGAGGAAAGAACTGCAGGAGGGATGGTTAGAAATTCATTCGTCAATTGTTCAAAATTCACATAGACCTGTGCTTTCGAAATACGCTCTTGAAGATATTTACGAATGGTATGTATATGATATCGCGCAGCATACTCATCGTATGTACTAATATCCTGCTCATCTAACGCATATGGAGTCGTCCTCATAGGAGAATCATCTGCCTTTCGACAAGTATATTCACAATCTTCCATCCAATCACACATGGGTGTATATCCCTTATCATCAATACTTATCCCTTTATGGTCATCTCCATCCCTCTTTTCACCTTGACTATCGTAAATAAAGGGTATCTTTGGCATGTCCTTGACAAGGTTGCCATTCAAATTTAAAAAACAATCAATTGCAAATTCTTTAATGACACGAGTCACATTTCCAATAACAACCGCCTTCTTTAAGGCCTGACGGTATGAATATAAGTCAATTGTTTCCTTATCATTTGATTCATAGGTTGTAACTAAGAGGACAATGGTACAATTTCGTTTTGTTTCGTCTAAGAGGGCATGTGAGCAATTACGAATTCCACGACCTACAATTTGCTCTAGACGGTTTAAGTGATACCAGCTATCATAGACTATAACTTCTCGAATATATCTCAAATCAAGACCTTCACCAGCAACTTGTGAGCCAAGAATGACTTTTACATCTGCCCCATATAGATTCGAGCTGCCCCTTGCAGCATTAATGGATGCAGCATTATTAGGCGAATAATCTTCAGAGCCTGTAAGAAGGACATATTTCGCTGGTTTGAATCCATGAGCAGGAGTCCCATTTTCTTCTTGAACCATACCATGGCCTGTTTCACGGCGGCTACAAAGAGCACATTGTCTTCCCTCGGGTGGCTTTGGCACGCCAACTAAGAAGGGAGTGCCTCCCAAAAGAGTATATCCGTTTGCTTCAAGCGCAAGGGCGATGGCCAAGGCACCTGCTTTTACAAAGCGACTATACACAAAAGCGACTCCTCGACAAAGAGCAAGTCTTTGTAAGAGGGCATAGCATTTTGGGCTTGATTCTCTTAATTGACTGCCTATTAACCAACTCACACCAAACTCTTCCGTTGGTTGAAATGTAATGAGTCCTCCCTGTTTAATAGGCGTAAAGAGTCTATCAAATCCACGGTCTCCAATACGAAACGAAAAATCAGTATCTTCCTCTGCAGGAAAGAGCCAATTTCCTGCTTGTATAAGTCTATCCATATTTGTAATACCAAGTCCCTCCATATTATCTGCCTCTTCCCTGTATACTCGCTCAGACGCTTCTGTGAAATGGCAGGGTTGACAGGGTAAGACTAAGACTGCTTGTTTAGTCTCAGCTTCTTGAATAGGGTCCACACCTTTAGGTGAATAGGTAGGCCATGCCTTTAAGAGCGTATCAGGCGATGGTTTTAACCGTAAAGGGAAGCTAAGGGGATTTTCACCACGCATAAAAGAAATATAATTCCCAGCTAGTTTACCAAGGAGAAGACGGCCCGTGGCTGTAAAGGTGCCCTTCCCAGCCTTCATATCAAAGACATCTTGAACTTGTATGGTAGGGTATTTATCATTGAGTAGGAGCAAATTTAAGAGGAAGATAATTTCTGTATAAGAGTTATACATTGGAGTTGCAGTCATTAAGACCAAGGTCATTCCCTCGGACATACGTAAAACATCTCGTAGAAAGGGAGTTAACCTTTTTCCTGCAGTTGATTCTGTAATATCTCCTTCAGCCACAAAATCTTTCGTATCCTCTTCGGTTTCTGAAAAGATATCACGCAAATTATGAGCTTCGTCGATAATAATAGCACGGTTCGAGAATTCACGGCGAATTAATTCCCTCTTTCTCTGCTCATATCCTGCTGCAGTCTTAGGAATCGACTTGGTTATATTATTAATATGATTATAAAAGGAAGTGTATCCGAAAAATTCATAGCGAGATTTGATGGCTTTTTCAACACGTGATTCAATCATTTGCTTATTTCTTTCCTTAAAGGTGCTTGTAATCGATAAATATGTATTCTGTGTACATCCCTTGTGACGATTCAAAGTATCCCCTGTGCCAAGCGTCAATCCATCCATATCGAAAATAGTCCTGCGAAACCCTTCCTGAATATTAGGAGGTGCAACAATAATAACCTTTTGTCCTGGATTCATTTCCAAATATGCCTCACAAACAGTAATTGCAGCACATGTCTTTCCTACACCTACACCGTGGTATAAGAGGGCCGAATTATAAGGAGTCTTAGGTGATAAGAGTCTGCCTACAAACCGCTGGACAGATGAGAGTTCGAAATCTTCCGTTGAACGACAAGCATCCTTTTTGGTAGCATAGCGCTCAGCAATAGGTTGTTGTCGACTCTCATGAAACTCTTGCTTCTTCATGAGGTTTTCCACAAAATTTTCATTGCGGATATCCGGATATAGACCAGAATCAGTATCCATAAACATGTTATATTCTTCCCAGCTAGGTGCGGTCCCCCTATCTGGAAACACACCGTCCTCAAACAGTTGATTGAGGAGCTGGGTTTGTACGGAAGGGTCCTTTTCATATCTCCATTGGGTTAAAATGGACTCCATTCTAACCTAACCGTGGATATAAAAGGGATTCAAACGAACTCTATGCGTGCATTGGAAAGGGGCATAAGTTGCGAAACATCGATGCTGCTTGTAGAAGAACTTCGCGTTTTTCTACATTTTCAGGTCGCAAATGACGAAGTGCCTGGTCTAGAGAAAACCATTGTAAATCTCCAATCTCGCGGCGCATATGGTCATTTTCCTTATCAAATTTGATTTGAAGGCTAGGAGGAACCCAGACTAGAAAATATTTGTGACAATAATGAACATGATTACTACCAAAAAAGGATTCGGTCAAAGGTTCTAGATTTTGTATAGGAATGACCTCTCGTTCACTCACACCCGTTTCCTCCCACATTTCTCTCATTGCACATATATAATCACTCTCTTGGGCATCTCTCCTTCCTTTAGGAAAGCCCCACTCAGGCGTGTCAGGGGCTGGAGCAATGGAATCCATCATGGTTTGAATTGTCCAGAAAGTTCCATGACTATCTGTAACACCCCTATGTATTTGCTCCCACTTTGCCTTGGCTATCTCATATTCATTCTTATAAAGGTGGGAATGATTAAGACCCCACATTCCATTCCATAATACATCGAATGGACCATCACGGTATTTCTCTCTTTCTTTTTGCGTAATCCCTCCTAGATGAAGGCGAATATAGTCGACATCATTATATTTATATCTCCCTCGCATTAACTCAATAAATCCAAGACTATCTCTTCGTTGAATTAATAAGAACTCGAGAGATTGATTCTCCATTCCTGTTACGACAGTTGTATTTGAGGAAAGGGTATCCTCAATTTTGAAATTCGCCTTAGGACGAACCATAATAACACCGTGACTTGTAACGGGTGCGATACATTGTCTAAATACATGTCCATTTCCTCCGCAATTTGTGCAGAATATTTTATATTTTCCATCCGCCATTCCTACATCTATATGAGGCTGGACCTTTAGCCCTTAGGGGTTTATTACTCAAAAAAGCAAACAGCAGAACGCAGAAGCGTCCCAGCACCATAAAAAGAAAGCGTTTTAACATTAGAATGCATATACCTCCCGAAGTATGGGGACCTTTTTTTTGGAATACGATTCATATTGCAGCACTAGGATATCCATCAAATCCATCACATGCTCATAAAAGAGCCGCCAAGAACTTTTTTGAAAGTCTTGTCTTATTAATCCCATGCCCCATCTGCAGTAAACATTATGCAGAGCATCTGGAGAAGTATCCTATTACGCCCCACCTAGATAAGAGGGCGGACTTATTCAAATGGACACATTTATTACACAATGAAGTAAATAAGATGTTACAAAAGAGGGCATTTACGGAAGAGGAAGTGTTGGAAAATCTTCGTCGCCTTGGAAGGATGAACCGTTCCCCTATTTGGACGGTGGATGATTTTGCAGAAGCAGATTGGAAGGCAAGAGTTCAAGGAATTGGAGCAGGAATTCTAGTAGGAGGGGTGGCAGTAGGAGTTTTAATGTACATGTCTAATAGCAAATGAGTGAAGACACTCTTACAAAATTTCCGAAAGAGATATATGAAGGGCTTGTTATTCCAAAAGAGAAGAGACCTCTTGTTGTCAAAGCCGAAAAGGTAGTTGTATCTGCAAAGATGACAAATGACGAAATAAAGGCAAAAGAGGGCACTTATATTGACGGAGATGGCTATGAAATATTTGATAGAGATGTCGATGTATATGCGAAACTTCCCGATGGGAAAGAAAAGCTTATTGCAAAGCTGCGTAAATCTGTTATCGACCCTGACTTGATTAAGGTAGGGTGGGAAGGATTTTGGATTACGGCGGGTCCTTCTAGAAATAGGGGAGCTGCCGCTGGACCTATCGCCGTGAAGAGCAACTATTGGAAGAAAAAGAAGCCTATTAATATTAAGGGTTGGTCGGCTAATTATCAGATTCCTGGGAAAGATGTATCTCTTATGCGTGTAAATAACAATGTCTTCAGCTCTGTCTTAGGATATTTTAATGCAACGCCATTTATGAAACTTCCATGTCGTCTTACCTCTTACACTGAGAGATACTGGAAGTATTATAAACATGGTCTTCCTTTCATTAAGGCAATTGATAAGTGTTTTGAGACCTTGGTCAAAGATAAATACGCCTTACAACTTGCTGCAGCAAAAGAGAAGCCACTTTTAAGAATTGATGATACAGCCTTCTCTTCTATTACAATTAACCGTAATTTCAGAACAGCGCTACATGTGGATGACGGTGATTTTAAAGATGGATATGGAAATCTATCTGTTCTTGAAAGAGGGTCTTATCATGGAGGACATACTCTTATTCCTCAATTTAAGATTGGATTCAATGTAAGGACAGGGGACTTTCTGGCAATGGATGTGCATCAATGGCATTGTAATACAGACATGTATGAGACGGCCGAGGATAAAAAGGCAAATAAAGGTTTACCTAAGATTCACAAGGATAGCCTTGAAACAGGGACCTTGGGTGCAGAAAAGGTCTTCTCCCGTGTATCATTTGTATGCTATTTGCGTGAAAAACTGCGAGAATGTGATATGAATCAGACACGGAAATATTTTGATAAAATTGGGTTTAATCCTCAGACAAACACACTTCGTCGAACTATGAAAAAGAGAAAGACACCCAAAACAGATGGATAGGACTCGTCAAACAGTCATTGAAAAATATACGAAAGGGCTTGCTAAGAGCTTAAATTATGCTGCAGGGTCAACACCACCTATCCCGGGTTTAGGAGTTAGTCCTGCAGCTTCGGTGCCGTCGGTGCCTTCTATACCTGGTCTTTCAGGCCTATCTTCCATGCCTTCTATACCTGGTCTGTCTTCTCTTCCATCATTCTCTCTACCTAGTTTCGGTTCAACCTCCATATCAAATGTAAGCTTTACCGGCCAAGGAGAAGGACAAACCCCCAATTATTTCTTACAAGTCTTATTTTATCTGTTCCTATATCTGTTTGTTATGTTTGTAGTAGCCATCTTTATTCATTTTTCTATTACTCCGGTCTTTTCCTTTACACCCGGTGGAAAGGGGTTTCTATCTGTCCCAGGTTCAGGAAGTGATATTGTTTACTGGAATACAAGGAAACAACCAGATCCTACCATCGCGGTCCCTTCACCAACCGACCCTCTTGCTTCCTACCCTTTTATTAATTCCTTCTCTCTCTGCTTTGATGTGCTTGTTACAAATATGACTGCCGCAACAAAATCAACCAATCGCCTTGTCTTGTATAAAGTAAACGCGACTCAACCACCTGCAGCCCCTCCCTCTGAAATGGCCATGCCCGATTATATGAATACCACGGTGGGTGCTTCAATGATTGCTTATTTGGCAAATGATACAAATGATTTTGTAATAACATTTTTCAGCATGGATTCTACGGGTCGACCTGTTCAGTACAGCTGTGCTCCTGTTAAAAATATTCCCATTGATACTCCCTTTCGTATCTCATTGGTGGCAGAAGTGAATAGTTTTACTGTCTATTTGAATGCGATGCAAGTATCTCAAAAAATCATCCCTGGAGGTATTCAATTAAATCCAGTCAATACATCACCTGGGGCACAAAGGTTTTATGCAGCACCATCGTGGGCATCTTTACCAAGACAAAGTGTGTATGTCCAGAATTTCCACCTTTGGCCACATGCAATCACATATCCCGAGGTTCAAGCAGCCCAACCATCTTTGGCAGCTGCTACCGACTTTACTGGTAAAAAAGCTACATAGCACATAGAGATGATATTTGAGGGGATACTTATAGTTTTACTTATAATCCTGATAGCTTACATAACAATCTATTACCTAGGTCAACCAGCTAACTACCAAGGTCCCTCCGCAATGTATGATCTATCTCTTCCAATAATGACCTTGCCAAATACAAATATGCCATGGGGTATCGATGCCTGCTCTTTGCGTTTCGCAATTCTCATCCAGAATGCTCCTCGCACTGTATCAAAAGTTGACTGTGTTACATCAACCTCAACTCTTGGACCTTCCTGTACCGATTATACCTTTCAGGCATGTTCTTGTACAGATGCAGGATGTGCAAATTGTAGCCTGAATGATGGTAATTACCTTTCCAAAATTGTATGGGTGGGGGATGCTATGGAGTTATGGGCATCTGGATATACCTCTCAGAATGATAAACCTTATGTACCAACGATCTTAAAGTTAAAAACAGCAAAAGACTCGACACATTTTTTCATAGAAACAGTATCTCTCCCGGCGATTCCTCTTCAAAAATGGACAGTTATTACGATTGTAAAAGAGGGTCGCCGTATTGATGTATATTACGGGGCAAATCCAGTTGCGAGTTCTTATACAAGTTATGTGCCTGTTCCGGCAAATGGAGGCCAGAATACATATGCAGGGAATACTTCTTGGAAGGGGACCGTTGGGTTCTTTGCGGGTTCACTGGGCTCTAAATCAGGCGAGCAGGTTGCGAGTGATGTTAGTGCTATCGTAGATACACGAGGTGTTCCTTATTATCTAGAGCAAATGAATTTCGATTTCAATATCAATCTTTCAGGCTGTCCTTTGGGAAATTGTAATAGCCTTCCAACGGTAAAACCCAGAAATCCTTTCGCGGTGTATGCGTCGACTGTAAGTTAATACCCCTTGCTTTCTAAATCCTTTACAGAATGAGCCAGGTAGCTTCAGCTGTAAATACTGCTCCGACATCGGGTGGCCCTGCACAAATGATTATTAGACTTTTAGTAGTTATATTAGTCCTAGTTGCCCTGTATTATTTATACAAATACATGTATGGTGCTACAGGCTCTCTTACTAGCATTCCTTTGATTTCTTCTCTTACTTCTAGCACAACATCCTCTTCTATTGACCCCAAGTCTGTATCTGTTAATAACCTAACAGGTATATCACAAGGTGGTCAATATTCCGTTACCATGTGGGTATATGTGGCTTCCACGAAATCAAATAACTCAAATCTCATTCACCTCCTTGATATAACAGGTGGAACCTCTACTGCAAAGGGTGGAAATACCCTCTTATTTATGGGTCTGGACCCTTCGAATGCCACTCTTGTGGTAAGGCAGTCTGCTTCTGGAACAAATGACCCCTCCCTCCCTGTTACAGGAACACCCTCTTCTAGCTCTTATACCCTCTCGTCTCTTCTTTCAGGCTATATGAGTTCATCTGCAGGAACTCCCTCCCCTTATAAAAAGGATGACCGTTGCGATATCTTAAACGGGGTTGAATTTCAGCGATGGGTTCTTATATCCGTTGTATCAAATGGCCGCACGCTAGATGTATATTTGGATGGAAAGCTGAGCCGTTCTTGCGTCTATAACGGAAATAACTCGATTGGAGTCAGCTCTGGTAATGCAGTGGTAACAATTGGAAATCGCGCGAATGTTGATGCCCCTATGACAGGATACTTCTCAACCTCCGATTATTATAACTATGCCCTTACACCTGATTTAATTTGGGGTATTTACCAGGGAGGTCCTTCTACATCTTCTTCTAACTTTTTCACGAGTCTCTTTAGCACAAATATAAATTTTGGCACTACATCCGGATTAAATAATAAATAAATCGACTTCAGGATAGAATGGAAGCTCCGAGCTCCGACATTTTTTCACAAATTGTAACTGCCGTTATCATTGTTGGAATTGTCTTTGTTATATACATGACAGTCGAAACACTGATAAGAGCATATCTTGCATTCAATGGATCCAGGATAGTTGTATATCCAATGACTGGAAATCGGATGAAGACCTTCTTACAGGACCCTACAAGCTCAGACCCCACTACAATGAATCTCCCTCTTTCCGAAAATCAATTGACCGGCATAGAATTTTCTTATTCTAGCTTTGTCTATATTCAAGATACCACTTTCTCGTCAAAGTCAATTGGCGATAATAGTTGGAGCACACTCTTCTATAAGGGATATTCATCTGGCCCCTTCCCCTTATGTGGACCTGGTGTCTTTGTGAGTAGTGGAACTACCTCCAATCCTAATCCTGTTTTAAGGGTGGTAATGAACTCTTATGCAAAATGGTTTAATAAGGTGGATGTCCATAATATTCCTATTAATAAGTGGTTTCATCTTGTAATCGTTGTAGCTGATAATAACCTCTCCGTCTTTATAAACGGAAATCTCGCAAACAAGTCCCCTTTTACAGGGTCTCTTCCTTACCAGAACTATCAACCCCTTAACCTTTTCCCTAGCTTCAGGACTGGAACACCTAGTGATTTTGATAACACTGGGTCTTCAGGTGATACGAAGCGAGGCGTGCCTGCAGGTGATAGCTTTGTAATCAATGGTCCTATGAATGGGTATTTGAGTAATATTATATATTATACTTACGGAATAAGTTACGCTGAGATTCAAGGACTGCTGAATATGGGCCCATCGAGTCAAATGGATACAGGAGATTTAGCCCTCCCTCCCTATTTGATTGATACCTGGTGGACACAGCAGAACTCTACTCAGTGAAACCCTACCTCATGGTAGACCAGACCAGTTAAGACCAATCAATATATAGAAATTTATGCGTAATATACATGGAAGAAACTTTTAGACGAGTTCTTAACTTATCTAATAGTGCCTTATGGTGTGTTTGAGAAATAGAAGAGACATCAAACTTAAGTATAGTATCCCTATCTATAAATGCCTTTTCCAGAACAAGACAAATAATCTGCTCTACATGCGATGAAATGTAAGCCTCCTCATACAATGAAGAGAAATCGGGTGAATCAAGGTAGATTAATTGGTGCCTGGTTATCATTAAATACTTGTTGCAGCGAATGTTTAGGCATTGTCAGGCTTAAGATAGATGACGCTTCAATAGAGTAGAATGCCCGGTGGAGGTTTATTTTCGTTAGTGGCATATGGAACACAAAATGTAATTTTATCGGGAAACCCCGATATGACATATTTTTATAAGGCATTTAAGAAATATACTCATTTTTCGATGGAAACCGTCTCGAAGGCCATGGATGGCCCTACTGATTATCCATATGATACTAGCATTCAACTTCGTGCGAGAGTTGACCGCGTTGGTGATTTAGTATCAGATATGTATTTTACCTTTCAAATTCCAGCTATTTATAGTAAAGACCAATCATTTCAATCCAAAGAGCTAGAGTTTCAATGGGTTCGAGCATTAGGTGCAGCAGCAATTCAAACCGTATATGTAACAGTGGGTCCTAACAATGTCCAAGAATTTACAGGTGATTATTTGATGGCAAAAGCACTGATTGATTATCCAGCGGATAACTATGCAAAATGGCAAAGACTTGTTGGAGATATTCCTGAATTAACCGACCCTGCAAATGGAAGTTATTCTGCTATTCCTACCAAGATTGATACATATACGCTCTCAGGAGTTGATGGATATAATTCATCCAGTGCTGAATATCCAACTGTAATAGAAGACCTTTCAAATGGCTCTGGAAAAACCCAGGCAAATAATCCCTCTATTCCAGCCTATACAATCACTGTCCCTCTCCCTTTTTGGTTTACAGAAGGAGGTCATGCTCTTCCCTTAGTTGGCTTACAGTACTATACAGTAGATGTAACAATTATACTCAACCCTTCTCAGCAATTATATACAGTTCGTGATTCAACCCCCTTTGGCTTTCGTATGGCCCCAGGGCAAAGTGTAGATGTCTTTACACAGCAGGCAATTGTAGGTCTTGTACAAAGTGGTAGTCCTACGACCCTCCAGGTTAAACCGTTTACAGTCACGGGAACCATGCAAGGAAATACTCTTACAACATCAGGAGTCTTTCTTTCAATTGGAAGCATCTTAAGAGGCACTGTAAATGGTACAATTACAGGTCTTAGCTCAATAAATACTTATACTGTATCTACATCTCATACAGGTCCAGTCACCTTACAGGTTGTAGTAGCCCTTCAAGAAGGTTCCATCCTATCAGGGACAAATTTTACAAACTGTACAGTTCTAAGAATTCAACCGATTTCTTCGGGTATATATACACTTTCCGTTGCGCAAACACCTGGAACATATAGTCTTCAAGCATCTCTTATCAATCCCTTAAAGGAGTTAGCTCTTCAACGCAATATACCAGATTTTACTCCTTCGTCTAATCCAGCAAATTATGAAATAAGGCAATTCTTGACAGATATTAATACAACCGTGCCCCCTTTAAATTACTGGATATTAAGACCTCTCTTATATACAACCTATGTGTTTTTACCTGATTCAGAGAGGGAATTATTTGCAACAAAGCCTCTTATCTATCCTATGAGGCAGGTAACCAAGGTATCATTTCCTGAAATAACATCAAGTAGTTTACTGGATTTATATGTTCATAATCCTATTACACGCATGATATTAATACCTCGTCGTTCAGATACCTTAGTCTACCGTAATAATCCGATGAATTTCACAAACTGGTGGGATTGGCCTAACCGTCCTACTATACCAACGCAGACAGGTAAATCGATTATTTCATCCGGTGTAGCGGTGGCTTCAGGGCAACGAGATATTTTTAATCAGATTCGTATTCTTGCAGATGGAAACGAGCTCCAAGAATACCAGAGTGGTCTTTTTTTCAGTGAATTAACACCCTTTCGCTATTTATCAGGTGGGGCAAACCGTGGTATACCTGTATACTCATTTGAATTACATAGTCCTAATTCTCAGCCATCAGGTTCTATGAATTCTAGCCGTATTAATCGCCTACAATTGGATGTTCAGGTGAATCCTCTTCCACCTAATTCTTCGTATATTTATGGCATTGATGTCTATGTGGAAAATATCAACTTCTTTTTGGTAGAATCAGGTATGGGAGCACCGAAATATGCTTCTTAGACTAGTTAATAATTATATTTGTCTTTTGTATCAGATGGAACTTTGATACACATGACTTTACAATCTTCTACGAAGACTGCCTTTGTTAAGAGGCCTGTGGGTACTGTGAAAATAGTCCCAGGTTCAATTGTTAAACCATTAATTAACATACGACCTGAAACAAGACAGTTAATTTCCGTGCCGACCTTGTGTAAATGTGCACCCCACTCCTCCCCCTTTGTATGAGATAAGAGACCTGCCTCAAAGGTGTTTGTTCGATAGACAGAAGGAGAGAAATCACCCACTATCCACCCCCTTGTCATATCAGAAAGTGATGCAAGCTGAATAGGCTTCTTCTTTTGTAAATACTCATAATAAGTGGAAGGAACGCCGATGGTATGATATGTCTCATTGGGTCCCATAGGGTGTATACGGATTTTATACCCCCTCTTTACAAGGTAATTATAAGAGACAGATACATAATACTCTCCGCTATCACGCACATTATTTTCAAGCATATCAAGGGCTGAATCTATAAAATCAGAGCCACGTTTCCAATAATGAACTCCTACAAGAGAATTCTCGCTAATGACAACCTTCTCACGAAACTCAGTTGCGAATCCTGCCTCGTCCACCTTCACATAACTATTTTTGGTAGTATCCGCGAAATAGGTTAAGACACATCCATCTGTATCAGGAAGATTACATACATCTAAGAAGCCCTTGGAATCCCACTCGAGATACTGGTCACAGTTTGTAATAATAAGAGGGTCGTCGTTCGTAATATAATCCTTTGTGGCGACATAGACTGATTCTACGCATCCACCTGTATAATAATCCAAGTATGTTATGATAGAGTCAGGAAAACTATTCTTCAAAATAGTATCTGTTCCATATTTCACACAATCCTCCTTTTGAACTACGAAGATTAATTGACCGTCCATATGTAATGATTTTGCTGCTCCTTCAATCATAGTTTCCCCTGTATGGATTGGTAAGAGATACTTGGGAGTCTTGAACCCCTCCTTAAAGAAGCGAGAGGATTGGCCGGCAAGGGGTATAACAATATTAAGCACCATTCTAAGGGTCTTTTTATCTTGGGCCTTATGCCTCCTTATGCCTCCTTTGCCTCTATCTCCCATACGGCCTAAAGTATAGATTATATGCCCTATAGATGTCTAAGTTTTTCAGGGTATTATATTCCCTTGAGTCAACTGTTTCTCTCTTTGATGCTGCAGAGAATATTGCAATTGGACAGAGTGTAGGAAACCCTAAGGTGCGTAATGGATGGGAGACACCAGAGCTTTGGGAGAGGGCTGGATGTCGTATTGAGGGTGATACTGAGGAGATGAAGAAGGTGAAGTCTGGGGATGTGTGGATTTCTTTTCCCCTTGCCAACATTGACCTTGCGACTGATGGTGTAAGTCAACTCTTATGCCATATTATGGGTGGTCAGCTTGATATTAACACGATTACTCGTTGCGTTGTTCTTGACCTTGACTTGCCCAAAGATGTGGTGAGCAAGTATTTCCTTGGCCCCAAGTATGGTATTCAGAAGATTCGCGAGTACACGGGTGCATATAATAAGCCCCTCTTAGGGGGTATTGTAAAACCCAAGGTGGGTATTAATAAGGAGACTTTGCTCGAGATTGTCACGCAATTGGTGGAGGGTGGTGTGAATTTCATTAAGGAGGATGAGATTATGTCGAATCCTGAGCACTGCCCCTTTGAGGAGCGTGTGCCCCTCATTTGCGAGTATTTAAAGGGGAAGAATGTAGTCTACTGTTTCTGTATTAATGCTGACCCTGATATTGTATTGGAGAGGGTGAAGTTCGTGGCAGCTCACGGTGGGAATGGTGTCCATGTGAATTTCTGGAGTGGTATTGGTCTTTATAAGCGTATCCGTGAGCTGGACTTGCCTATCTTTGTTCATTACCAGAAGAGTGGTATTTCTATTCTGTCTGATGTAAGGAATCCTTTTCACATTGAGTGGGCTGTCTTCTGTAAGCTGGCTGGTTTGTGCGGGGTAGATTTCATTCACGCGGGTATGATGGGTGGTTATAGTGATAATGATAGGGACGAGATGACTCGTGTGTTGAAGGAACTTCACTCACATGGTGTCATGCCAGCACTCAGTTGTGGAATGCACCCTGGTCTGGTCGATGCAATTTGTGCTTCTATTGGGTTTGATTGGATGGCAAACTGTGGTGGGTCTATTCACGGTCACCCAGAGGGAACCTTGGCTGGAGCCAAGGCGATGCGTCAAGCCATTGACCATACATATGGCCCCGAGTATGAGTCGGCAATTAAGAAGTGGGGTAAGGTAGACAAGATTTAAAAGGTGCATTACATTTAGAAAGTGCATTACATTTAGAGAGGGTTAAAAAAAATTAAACTTATAGAATCAGAATGCCCAAACCACTGGATACAACCAAAGCTTCCGCGAATCGCCTTTCTGGAAAGTCTGCATCAGATGCTTTCAAGAACGGGAACAATGCTGGAATGTTATTTAAAAAGGAAGCAAAGGCTGCTACAAATATACATGAATACAGAACTGCCTTACAGAAGTTGCGCATTAGGAGTTAGATTCTTGATTCTATTTATTTGATATGTAGTCATCACACCTGAGGCTATAACAATCAAATGCATTGTAAGGTGTGATACTGTTTGCTCTATTTGATTTTCTGAAAAGACTAATCTCTTTGTAAAATAGCCTCCCCAAAATAGAATACCACATACAGAATAATATAAAGCAAACTCTGTAAATTTATTTACCTTATATGTTTCATATCCAAGGACTAAGATAACCGTGTAACAACCAGGATAGTCTAGGTAGAGAAGTGGAGGGTACTTTGTTGCGTGATATAACGACGATACAATTGTAATGTACAGAAAAATTGCATATATATTCCAGAATCTATAATTTGCTGCTAGAGTTGTAGGGATTACAAATAGCGTAGATGAAACGACAAGATAGGGATTAGGTTTCATTGATTACAATACACTTAGTTTTTTAGACCAGACAACATTTATTAAAAAATGAAATCGAATTACTATAGATAGAATAAGAAAATGCCTTCCATACTGTATGCTGGTGTGAAATATATACAAAGAAGACATGCTATACAATGTAAGAAATGTTTGGAAACAATAGAAAGTAATGATACACACGATTTGAAATATTGCCCCTGTGGGGCTGTAGGAATAGATGGAGGAATATCTGATGGAAATCGTATTTTAGGAAATCTATCAGATATAGAAGATAGAGGCATGTATTGTGCTATAGTTGAGAAAAAGCAAATATGGTTACCACAATTTGTAATTGAAGAACATTTTCAACTAAAATCTGATTCATCCCTAAAAGTTGAAACCTAAGGGTCCCCCCTTGGAAAGGTACTAACTACAATGGAGTATAAGAAGCTTTCCCACCGCGAGCACATTTTGGAGTTGCCAGATACCTATGTTGGGTCTGTGGCAACACAGGAGGAATGGCGTTGGGTTCTAGGGGAGGATGGAAAGATGGCATATAAGAAGATTCATTTCAATCCAGGATTTTATAAGCTGTTTGATGAGTTGGTTGTGAATGCACGCGATGCTCGTGTTCGTTCTTCTACGACTGCAAATCCTATTAAGAATATTCATGTATCTGTCAAAGAGGTAGATGGCCAAATAGAGATTAGTGTTGAGAATGACGGTGATGGTATTCCTATTCAAGAGCATGCAGAGCATAAGGTTTGGGTTCCAGAGCTAATTTTCGGGCATCTCTTGACAAGTGGTAATTATGATAAGACTGAGGAGAAGATTGTAGGTGGTAAGAATGGCTATGGTGCCAAGCTTGTGAATGTCTTCTCTCATGAGTTCAAGCTCGAGGTTCGTTCGCCTACCCAAGGTCAGAAATACACACAGATTTGGAAGGACCATATGTTAGTGTGTGGCAAGCCAACAATCCGTGCTGATAAGGGCAAGGGATTCGTTCGTATTACTTATAAGCCTGATACATCTAGATTTGCCGGCCTGAATTTGCCTGATATGATAACTGCCTTAAAGACAAGGACATGGGAGTTGGCTGGTCTTTGTGGGAAGGATGTAAAGGTAAGCTGGAATGATACGACGATTGCTTCCAATACATTCGAGAAGTTTGTTCGTCTCTTCTTGCGTGAAGGCGCAACACTTGCTTATGAGATGTGTGGGCCTAGATGGGAGGTTGCCGCTGTTCTGACTCGCACTTTATATGACGAGGAGGATACTGGTGACGAGGATAGTTCACGGTTTGCTGTGAGTTTCGTGAATGGTATTAATACTCGAAAGGGCGGGAAGCATGTAGATACAGTGGTTAGAAATGTGCTAGGTGATTTCTGTGATGCAGCTGAGAAGAAGAAGGTGCCAGTCAAGGCAGGGCAGATTCGTTCATCGGTTGTCTTCTTTGTTAATGCCACTATTGTAAATCCATCCTTCGAGAGCCAAACAAAGGAGACTTTGACAACACCTGCCGCCAAGTTTGGCAGCGCATTTAAGGCAACTAAGATGTGTGATGGCTTGATGAAGATTGGTTTATTAGAGGAGGCAAAGGCTGCAATGGATGCTAAGACTGCCAAGGATGCTAAGAAGACAGACGGTTCAAAGAAGAAGACTTTGCGTGGCTACCCTAAGCTGGAGGATGCATTGTGGGCCGGCACTGGCAAATCAGGGGACTGTACCTTGATTCTTACAGAGGGAGATTCAGCAGCAACTTCCGCAATTAGTGGCTTGAATGTCGTGGGGCGCGAGAGGTATGGTGTCTATCCCCTTCGAGGTAAGTTGCTGAATGTGAAGGATATATCACAAGACAAGTTTAATAAGAATGAGGAGCTCACGGCTATCAAGGCAATTGTGGGTCTCAGACAGGGCCAAAAATACAAGGACCGGAAAGATTTACGATATGGTCGTATCATGATTATGGCAGACCAGGACCATGACGGGTCACATATCAAGGGTCTACTCATGAATCTGTTTCATACAGAATGGCCGGAGTTGATGCAGATTGGATTCTTATGTTCCTTAGCAACTCCCCTTTTAAAGGCGAGCCGGAGGTCGGAGAAGATTTCGTTTTATTCCCAGGGGGAGTATGATGAATGGCGAGCAAAGACACCAAATGCTTCTTCTTGGACCATAAAGTATTACAAGGGTCTGGGTACGAGTACAAAGGAGGAGGCGCGTGAATGGTTTGAGCGATTGGCTGAGATTCATTATGATTGGGACGGGACGAGTAATGAGTCTATTTCCCTGGCTTTCCACAAGAAGCGGACGGATGATAGGAAGGACTGGTTGAGCCGGTATGACCCTAAAAGGGTTCTGGATGTAAAGGCCGGAGCGAGGGTCACATATACAAGGTTCATTAACGATGAGTTGATTCATTATAGCAATGCAGATAACATCCGTTCGATTGGGCATTTGATGGATGGTCAGAAGCCATCTCAGAGGAAGGTGATGTATTCTTGTTTTAAGAGGGGGCTCAGGTCGGAGGTGAAGGTGGCTCAATTGGCTGGGTATGTATCGGAGCATTCGGCGTATCACCATGGAGAGGCATCCTTGTGCGCCGCCATTGTTGGCATGGCCCAGAACTTTGTAGGGAGTAATAATGTGAATCTCTTATTGCCAAATGGACAATTTGGATCGAGGCTTATGGGGGGGAAGGATGCAGCATCAGCGAGGTATATCTTTACACAATTGGAGGTGATTGCAGATAAGATATTCAGGAAGGAGGATATGGGTATCTTGAAATACATGACAGATGATGGAACGCCGGTGGAGCCTGAATATTATTTACCAACGGTCCCTTTGCTAGCCATAAACGGGTGCGTGGGGATTGGTACTGGCTTTAGCACAGATATCCCACCTCATAATCCTAGTGAGGTGGTATCGGCACTTCGCAAGAGAATGTCCGGTGAGTTGAGTTCATTGGAGACCCTTACCTTGAAACCTTGGTGGCAAGGATTCAAGGGAACAGTGACAAGTGGCGGGGATGGTTGTTGGATTACAAAAGGTACTTATACCTTGGATGATGCAGCAAAGACTTTGACAATTACCGAGCTACCGGTAGGAACTTGGACAAAGGAATACAAGGGTGTACTCGACTCCTTCTGTACGGCAACGAACAAGGAGGATATGCCTACAGCATTTGATTCCGATGGTCATCCAATTCTCAAGTCATTCGATGACTTGTATACGGATGACGATGTGAAATTTGTCCTATACCTCTCGGATGATTACTATGAGGAGATAAAGGCACATCCGGAGGATTTTGAGAAGCGTTTCAAGCTAACTTCGTCATGGAGGACCACAAATATGGTGGCATTTGATATGGATATGAAGTTGGTGAAGTATCCTACGGTGGGGGCTATCCTGGAGGCGTATTACCGGCCAAGACTGTTGGCGTATGAGCAAAGGCGATTGAATGAGATTCAGAGGTTGAAGGAGGAGGCAAGAGAGTTAGAGGCAAAGGCTCGTTTCATCAGGGCTGTGTTGGAGGGAACATTGGAGTTGAGGCGAGCTACCGACGAGGAGTTGGTGGAAAGGTTGAAGACTCATTCTATACCGGCATTATCTGGGAATGAAGATACAGTTGATGGTTATGACTATGTTCTACGGCTTCGTATGGACCGGGTGAAGGCATCAGCAGTTACAGATGCAGAGGAGGCAGTGAAGAAGGCGATGAATAGTGTAAAGCAGCTTGAATCGACTACAGCAGAGGTGCTTTGGTTAGGAGAGCTGGATGACTTTGAGATTGCTTGGAGGAAACTTGTGGAGGTGCGTACCGAGGCACTTGCTAGTTCAACAAAGAGGGTGAAGTTGAAGGTAGGGAAGAAATAAGGTAGGGAAGAAATAAGGTAGGGAAGAAATAAGGTAGGGAAGAAATAAGGTAGGGAAGAAATAAGGTAGGGAAGAAATAAGGTAGGAAAGAAATAAGGTAGGAAAGAAATAAGCTACATGAAAGGCTGCATCATAGAAAGGGACTTATTACCGGCACTGCTTAAGTGAACAGGTTGCGCCATGGGCACCGGCAGGGTGTCAATGTCTTTCAAATAATAAAAGTAATGATCTACGGCGGATAAAATATGCGGCCCAGACCAATTAATTACATAATTGTTTAATTCATTTACTTGACCGGCAATATCATGCTTTCCATGTTTAGCATATTGATAATACATGGCACGCATGATAATTTTTAATTCATCGCTAGATTGTTCATCGATAACATAGCCTTTAGGGTGGCTCTTTTCGTATACATACCGGCGAATGTTATTTTGGATGGTTTTTACATTATTAGGGGAAAAGAAGGCATCTGAAAGGGGATTTCTTTCTAAATTACCCCTAAGCATATCGGCTTGAAAGTTAGTCTCAGCCTCGCGTTCATATCCAAATCCGGGGACTTGAAAATTATTTGCACGTCTTCCATCTCCAATTGCATCGATGCCGCTTTCACCGGCAGAGAGATTCACTCTTCCATTATGGGCTAGTTCACCGGTATCCATCTAACGGCGCCTTGTAGAATTTTTTTCTAATAAAAAGGTATAATGACATCTGTTGGCCCCTCTGGATCTGGATTCGTTGATGTTAACCCCCACCCCTACATGCAAGTTTTGACCACCATCCCTCCCACGGCCTTCTTTAACTACACGGCCCCCTATGGCTCCGGTGGCTCTCAGGTTGTGACAAACGCTGCCCTTACCGCCTATCCTTATACCTCCGTGAAGAATAGCGATGGCACCCAGGCCGCTATCAGCACTTTCATGACTGCTGGAAACATTGTGCTTGACATGGGTAAGACTGTGCAGGCCTCTGGCAGCACTTTCCGCAAGATTCAGCTGCTGGTGTCCACTGGCACTGTGCTGAGCTACCCTGCCACCACTGGCGCCCAGGGTGCCCCTACCAACTACCTGACTGGCTATGTGCTGAGCGATACCTCTAATCCTCAGGATGCCAATGTAGCCAGGCTGGCTCGCCTTGCTTATTAAGTTAATATACTAGCGGCTAGTATAATTTTACTATACGATGTAAGAGGATTGTATCCTATTACACCGAAAAAGTTTACATACATGTAGAAAGATGGGTATCACATTTAATGGATATTCACCTAGTTTTTCATTTATTCTATACATCCTTGTAAGTTGTGTAGGAGGATTAATGATTCTTCGTTATTTGTATCAGAATAATAAGCCTTTGGCTGCAATGTTATGTCTTGTACTATTAATTCTAGTCTTTATTTTCTTTGAACTGAGGTGGTTTCAGAATTTAAGACTGAAAGGGGCGGCGTATTCCACCCAGCCAGCACAGAGTTCTCAAAGCGCGGCATCCGGTTGCTCTGCAGGTTCTACAAGCGTTGACCAATCCGTGAGCTCAAATTGGCCACCTATCATCAATGTATGCCCTGACTATATGGTAAGTAAGGGAGGTAACTGTGTAGACCCTTCCCAGCTGTATGGAAACCGTGGAGGGGGGAATGGTTCAACTGGAACACAAATGAAAATAGGAGACAGAAATTGTAATAGTTATGCTGTCGAGTATCTTCGCTGGGAAGGGGTCGTAGAAAGGGATGGTCAATGTATTCAGAGCAAGATACCTTCCTCCTAAAGACGAGATGAGGCATACCTGTAGATATGACAATATGTCTTCATCCTGCCATAGAGAAAAGTATTCTTGAATGGTTTGATAATCGAACCACTCCAGCCATCTTTTTGGTAGGTCCTCCAGGAGTTGGAAAGACAACTTTGGCATATCGTATGATGCAGGCAAAAGGATTTCGTGTGAGTGAATTTAATGCTTCACACACACGAAGTGGAGTATGTTTTCGAAAAGTTATTCTTCCTCTTTTGGAAAGAGGGGGTGTCATTCATATGATGGAAACGGGTAAAAAGGGGGGTCTAGGTGTAGTACTTGATGAAATTGATGGATTAAGTAGTGGAGAAAAGGGAGGTCTTCAAAGTCTCTTAACTTATTTACGCGATTGGACCCCGCAAAACCCAGGTGTTCCTTGTATCTTTATTAGTAATACAATTCAACAACGAATGCTTCAAGCCATATCGCGTTATTGTCTTACCTTTAAGGTTGGCTCCCCAGAGCCAGAGAATGTAGCAGCCCTTTTAGGGTATGATGTTCCTGATTCATGGAAGCGATTTGGCTTTGGAGATTTACGGCCTTTACTACGAGGTGATTATAAGAATGTAAATATACCAGATGAAGATGATATTCGTGTCTTACCTCCAGATGGGGTTGTTCCAATCGCACGCTGGTGTTTATATACTGAGTTAGACCCATATCTTACACTTGAAATGGAAAATAATGATAGTAATTTAGCTGGCTTAGTCATTGCCGAGAATATTCCAGAGCGTTTACATGCCGCTTTAGGGGATACAAAGGAAGCGTGGGATTTATATATAAAAATGTTCGAGTGTATTCAAGAATCAGATTATGCAGATTACTGGGCTTTCTTTTATCAAACTTGGCGTCTCTTATATTTGAGCCAAGACTTAAAATTAAATACAATTAACCTCTTCTTATCTAAGTATGCTCCATACAATAAAGAGGAACCTGCATTAGATACAATCCGTTATACACCAGTTTTAACAAAACAATCCGCCCTTTTCAATGTGTGGAAACTCTTATGTGAAATTGCCGATGAGAAGAAGATACCAATTCGTCTTTCTCCGTATTCACTCATGCTACAAGCAAATGTGGAAACGGCTACAGGGACGGGTGGAAAGAAGCAGGATAAGAAGAAAAAGATGGAGAATATGTTATTATTCACTCTCGTGTAAGAGTTGAAAGACTTGAAGAGGTTCGGTTCTACCCATACGGTACGCTCTTCCTAGAACTTGTCTTTCCTCTTCATCCATCATTCTATGGAGAAGAATAACATGGGTTGCTGTTTGTAAATTCATACCTGCACTCATTGTACTACTGTTTAAGAAGAGGACTTTGAGAGTCTTTTTCTCAAATTGTTTCACTATATTTCCAATAGAATCCTTATTTCCTTGAAGATTAGCGGTTGAATAAGAAAGACTCTCTTCAATATCTTTCTTAAGAGCTACGAAGGGATTTTCATAACGACTAAAGATTAGGAAAGAGCCATTTGGATTATCTTCTAAGAGGTGTAATACAGCATCATGTTTAGAAAGAGGTTGAGGGCCACCTTGGCGGTCAGTGATAGCGATGTTTACAAGCTGAGAGCTATGAAGAGGAGACCTACAAAGAGGACAAGAGGCATGAAGAGTCATCCATCGAAGGATACATTCTCCACAAAAGGGTTTGGCACAGCAAGGAGGAACACAAGCATTCTTGGGAACCTCGAAACAAATTGCACAAGAACCTTTGGATACTTCTTCAATTCGTTTCTGGATAGATTGGATAGCTTTTTCACACTCATCAATCTTCTTAGTGATAGCTCTTAGAACTCCCTCTCTTATTGCTGGTGTATCATACTCTTCACCCTCTTTGAAGGTAAATCTCCTTCTAAGACGGGCTAATTCTTTCTGTTTTAAAGAGGTGACAGCATCGGCAAGGGTTGCCCCAGTTCTGGCTGGAACGCCGAGACTTTCCAGAGCCCCCTGAACATCTCCTGCATGTAACATTTTTAACACCTCTTCTGGTAAGAGGTTTTGAACAATTTGTTGTTGAACAGGTGCATAACAATGTATAACCTCCCTCTTACATGGAGGAAGTTGTATTGACATATCAAGAAAAGAATCAGAGTTTTTAATAACCGTATAGCCTCTAAGAGTATGATTCGTTTCTAAGAACCTTTGGAAGAAGGGGAAGGAGACAGTTTTATAGAAAACAACTGTTTGGTTTGACTCACTCAACCCCTGAACCATGGATCTTACGCAGCTGTGAAGGGAGTTTACATATGGCTCAGGTAATTGATTTAAAAGGTATGTATGGATATAACGGTTTACAAAGAGAAGATTATTATAAGAGGCAGTAACAAACCAGGTAAGCCTTGCAATGGGAAGTTCACATGTTGACTTGATTTTAATACTATCTGCTTCATCATATATAACTCGTCGCCAAAGAGGTGTTACACCTTTCGCCTTTAAGGTTGTTACTAGGCTTGGAATAAGAGTATTACTTATAAGAGTAAGATGGCATTCACGGATAGATTTTAGAAGGTCTTCCTTATCTAAATCTCTAAAACTCTTTAAGAAATGACATGTAAGAGTTGTTTCATTTAGAATTGTATCTGTCCACTGTTTATAAAGAGCATGGGGAACAACAATAAGGCTATCGAAAGGATCAACACACTGCGGTTGCTGTATACTGAAAAAAGAGGGACTACTTTCCTTATCTAAGACTTGAAAGGGATGCTCTGTGCGAAGAGGGTCATATGCCATTTGACTAATATGACCTAACACCATAAGAGTTTTACCAACACCTACACGGTCTCCTATGATTCCAAAGGTGCTATAACATTTCTCACCTGTTGGTACAGTTACGCCATTTGGAAAATGAATCTCATTATTTTTCATAGAATGGAGGACTGTTAACTGATGTAATTTAAGTGGGGTTTTTATATGAGGTGGTTGCGCTGAATAGGATGAATTTGAATCTAATTCATTCTTTGCAATAAGGTTTGATATATCTAGGAATTCATATATATTTCGAGACGAGGACATGGTATTCTAAGAGGAAGAAGGGGTTGCATTTAGGCTGTCTCGAAGAATTTTCGCATTGATGCATTTTTAATAAAATAGGATATTTTAAGAGAGGTCTTTTTCATAAAGGAATTTGTTGACTCTCTTAGCTTCTTCTTATCATATGTATTATCACTGTGACTCATAACCAACATCACTTTAAAGGGGTCTAGTTGGTGAATAGGAGTTGTATAATCATTTAGAAATGACTTCTCTTCAGCAAATGCAACTGTTTCATCGTAGGTATTATTGAGGGCGTATGATTTTCTCCAAGCCATTGTTCCATTTGTGGCATGGTACTTCCCATAAGGTCCGAATTTATAAATCTCTTTGACATCGGTATAATATAAATATATCTCACTTGAACCGAATACTTGTATATTTGGATGTAAGAGTGATTGTTGAACAACATGGTGTACCCTTTCAGGAAGATAATAATCGTCGTCATCCATCGCTATAAGTATATCGCCCTTTGCCTCTTTATTAAGTATATTTCTCTTACCTCCAATAAGCAGTTTTTCAGGATGATGGATATACCTTATATTTGGAATATCTTTTGCCAGGGTATCAAAGAGGTCTTTTACTGATTCTCCATCATCCAGGATAATCCATTCCATTCTATTTTTGGGGTAGGTCTGTGCTCTATAACATTCAATAATAAAAGGGATAAACTTTCTACGATTGAAGGTTGGTGTAAGAACAGATACAAATGGCTTCATTCTCTTTATAATAAAGTGTAAGTTGTTTTAGGTTCCTTGTTGCGGTGGCTGGACTTGTTTAAATTTATTATATATTGCACCTAAACTTCCTTTTATTTTAGAAATATTTCCTCCTTGTAAGAGAAGAGATTGTAATATTTTATTTGTTCCTAGAACCGCAACTAACATAGAGTCTTTCTCTTCCTCCCTCTTTTTCTGAATCCATTCATCTGCTGTATGAGGATACTGATACCATTTATTATAAATAGGGGGGACATCCATTGTTACAACTCTTTGAACTGGAAATGCTGAATAAAAGATAGGATAATCCATTGTGCCGCTAAAGAAGAAGCGTGAATATTCCTTATATAAATAATAAATTATAATTGGGATAGAATAAGCAGAACTATACATAACAAAATAGAAGATATAGATAAAGATAAGAAGGCGGTAAGAAATATGTTTATAAAGTATTTCATTCGCTGATATAGAAGCTAAGCGAAAGGCAACAAAGAAAAAGAATAAGAACTTGACCCAGGGTACTATATCAGATAATACCTGTAAGGTAATTGTATAAGGTGTTGCATTTTCATCAAACCTTAGTTCATCTTGAAATGTTTCAGATATAACACTTCCTTGAAACTCTTTAAATTCAGGATTACTCATAATTTCCTGAGACTCTTTAGAATCCATCTTACTCAAATTCTCTGTAGATATAACCTGTAAGGCTTTTTTCTTCATTTCAACAGCATCTGTAAACTGTGTAATACGTATACGGTATGTCTTTTTATCTTTATTATAATTATGTTTATCATCCCACCATGCTAGCTCAGTTGTAAGGAATCCTTCGTACTCTTTAATTTTTCCGTTAGGAACTTGAGTAACTGTAAGGTATTTTTCATAGTTAGAAAATCCCTTTATTTCTTCTATAATGCGTGCTCTTTGCTCAGTCCTATAAGCAAGTGCATCTTCTAGCTCAATATCTGTTTTGACCTCTTGACCTGAAAGGCTTGGAAGGCTAATGCTAGGTATATGTATTTGTTTTATCAGGGACGGAATCCCAGTAGATATAACACTATGTATTATATCCATCTATACATGCCACTCAAAAAAGGCTTCCTTCGATACGCATTTATATGACATATGTAGATTTCAATGACATATATCCATTATTAACAAAGGTGGCAGTTGCATTTCGGGTAATAGTGTCTGTCTGAAAGTCAAGAACAACCTTGGGAAAAATAACATTTGTAATTTCACTTGTAATATGAATCTTATCTCCAGCAACAGTTATATAGGACCAAGATACCTTATTACTATAAGGCGTGTAAATGATGCTGCCTGCATTTAAATTATCAACCCACCATTGAAGAGGTTGGACCTTGAAAATATCTTGATTACACCTATTCGGCAAGTTAGCAAGTTCAATATGCGTTTGGGGAATGGAAGTAGTAATTGTACTTAGAATGCCTGTCCCTGTGCTAATATAATGAATAATAGGCTGGGGCCTATCTGGATAATTTTCCGTTGAGAGATTTGCAAGATTTCCGTCGGAAGACGAAGCGATGCCGGTAATTCTGGAGAAAGATAAACTAGGATTTGTACTTGTTAAAACAGCAGTAGTTTCTTGACCCATTCTATATATAAAACAATTGATTCTTAATAATAAAATATCGCATAGTATATTAAATGAGGCTTCAAAGGGGTGGATATTATTACTCTGTATATGAGGGAGTTCGTAATGCAGGCATTCTTATGCCACTTGTTTTTCGTCAAGGATACCGCCTTTTAAACCAAAAAACAAGAAGAAAGGTGAAGGCAGGTAGACGCGGGCAATCGCTTAAAGCTAGAAAGACTCCGGGCTATAGATGAGCGCAGCCAAGGCTAACGCAAACGGCAATTTATTTGAAATCCGAACCGTTCAGGCAGGTGCATTTAGGACACTTGTTGAAGCATTAAAAGAGATTCTTACAGAGGCAAATCTAGAGTTTGATACGAATGGAATTAAGGTGATGTCGGTGGACGAAACTCACACGGTGTTAGTATATCTGCGTTTATATAATGACCGTTTTGAGAATTATTATTGCCCAGCCAAGCATATTTTGGGGGTGAATATGATTTATTTATTTAAGCTCATAAAGACAATGGGGAACAATGATTCCTTGACCTTATATTTACCAGCGTCAAACCCTAATAAGCTGGGCATTCGTATGGAGAATGCAGAGAAGGCAACGGTGACAAATTACTTTTTGAAGCTCTTTGACACGAATATTGATGAGATTCAAATCCCTAACTTGAATTTTAGTAATATTATACACATGCCTTCTTGTGACCTTCAAAAGATTTGCCGTGATATGAATACTTTGGGAGAAAAGCTGGATGTAGAGATTACTTCTTCTGGAACTGACCTTGTTTTTAGGTGTGAGGGCGATTTTGCTGAGCAGGAAACAGTCATGTCTGAAAACAACAATACAATGAAGGTTCAAAAGTCTGGAAATACTTCGGAGATTGTTCAGGGTGTTTTCCAGTTGAAGCATTTGGTCTTATTTACAAAGTGTACTAGCTTATGTCCTTCTATTGAGATGTACTTGAAGAATGATTATCCTCTTATCTTGAAGTATACAGTTGCAAATCTGGGTGAGGTAAAGCTTGTCTTGGCCCCTATTAAGAATAAGTGAGCTCTAATTCAAATATTCCCTATCTTGTGTTTGAAACTCAAATACAAGATAGATGTATACACAATATACTAATTTAAACCTTTTTCCAAACCCTATTATGTCCAACAGCATATAAATGAACAAACTGAGTATCATTCTCTAGAAAGTCCTTCACTGCTGTCCCAACATCATGATGCCCGAGAAATCTTCCATATGCCCCCTTTACTAAAGAAGAAGCATCATCCAATATCAAATATCCACCAACCTTTAACATTTTTCCATAATTATAGATATCAAGACAGACAACTTCATAATCGTGGCAACCGTCGATAAAAATCATATCATACTCCTTATTTGTGTTCGCCTTCTCAAGAACCTCTTCGTCCTGAGAGTATCCCTTAATAATTTGCGTAGAATCGAATGATAAATTAGACTTAGAGTAGGAAAGCTTAATTTCATTTAAAAAATCGACAGTATCATATTTAGAATACTTATCCCCACTTGTATTAAGAGGAGTCACACCAAAAATTGTTGCTTGCTTATTCAACATATTACTCACAAGCTTTACAAGTGAGAGGACCCTTCCCTTATAAACACCTACTTCTAAAAACTTGAATTCAGTAGGCATTGCCTTAACAAGTAAATACCAACTCCAAGAAAAAGCCAATTCTCCAAATCCCTCCGTTACGGAATAATGCTTGTCTAAGACAGTATTACGCTCAGCATTTACATGAAATGTCTCATAGATTTCCTTATGTTTTTCTAAGTCTGCCATATCTTTCTTATAGAATTCAATAACCTCTGTAAGGGACTCCATATAACTAGCTAAACATATATCCTTTTAGACCCTTAAATCTTTTTCTCAACATGTGGCATATACTTAACCTCTCCTGACGGAACACTGGTATCTAAGATAGCAAGGTCAGTAGGATTATGATATTTCTGGCAATCACGGTTCCATACTTGAAGAATATTAAAATCGCGACGAGGCGTAATACGGATACACGAAATTAAATCATCAGGCTTTAAACAAAGACCGTGAATAGCAGCAACGATGTATTTCTGCATTACATCGCCAGCCATTGCTCGGTCAATGCGAATTGAATAAGAACCACCGCGAATATTCCTAGAATTCTCCATCAAAGGAGGCACATCTTCAGGGGTAAAGAAGAATTTACCGCGAGACCAGTCAGTTGGTGTAATTGCTGCAAATATATTCGCTAAATCACGGTATGTTTTAATAGTGGCAATGGTTCGAAAAGTATCGATATGCCACCTTGTTTCCTTTGCTGGATGAATATACAATTTCCATCCACCAGAGGGTAAAGAACTGTCAAGGGCAAGGGTCGTCATGTCGGGTGCCCTTTTATGGGTGTTGTACTCAATCAATTTTTAAGTCATCCTCGGCGGCCCAGCCTCGAAAAGGCTTTTTAGCAAGCTCCGAATTAAGGGGTATAATTAACTCATCCGCCTCTGATGTAAGAATAGCGAGTGAGCAATCTGCTAGGACAGAATGAGGTATATACATTTTATCAGACATAAGTGAGAGTAAGACAAGCTCATACAAACTGGGAGGATTTGATTCTAGCCAGGAGACTTTATAGAGGAAGGATGACAGATTGTGAGAAAGAGTTTTTCCATTTACAGTTGCAATAACAATATCAAGAGATGCCTTCGCATCGGATGTTTTATAGAATTTGTGAGTGGTTGGATAAAAGATACGGTTCTCGTCGCCTTCAATATACCACAAATCGTTTACTACAGATGGATATGTATTTGGAGAAGAAATGACCCAATATACTTCGGCACGGGCATTCAAAATTGCTTCTTTCGTTGTTTCGTAGACTTTACTCGCTGCATCATACACCTTAGAAATATATAAAAAGGCATGGAAACATAGTTTATCCATTCTTATATGAATGACTTTAAAAGGTTTAGACCGTGGGCTTACATTTTGGGGTAGGTGTTACGGGAGCAGGAACTACTTTTATAGGAGCAGAACTAGGTGTACAACTAGGAGGAGAATATCCAGCACATGTTACACAACATTTTTGGTCAATTAAATTTTTACGCAAAAGCCATGATGCTAATAAGAATGCAAAGAGAAAGATTCCTGGAACAAAGAGAACAGCACTTGTAATAGTATCACCCAGTAAAAAACATACCCCTGTATATAGAAGCGTTACGACAATTCCAACTACTGCATGAAATGGTAAATTGCTCCAACTATTTGTAGACATATCAAATATAAGAAGGGCTATAAAGAAAACCCCTACTATATTTGCTGAAATACATGTCATTCTATTAGACTGTTTTATATTTCACAACTTTCTTCGTCTCCTCTTTCCAAATCCCTATAGGGGTCTCATTTAAATCTCCATCTGCATCAAGTTCATACACTAGATTGTCAGAATCCTTATAATATATAATCCCCTTCCAGGTAATCTCCTGAAGCTCATCTGCTTCTGCTTCTGCTTCTTCCTCCATACGGGCTTCTACATCAACCTCTGCCTGCTCTTCATCGACCTCAACATCGCTAATATTTGCTTCTGCTTCTGCCTCTTCCTCCTTAAATACAGGAGCATCATTTAAATTCAAATCTGGCATTTGAGAGCCGGAAGTTGCCCTTGAAATAGTATTAAATACATTCATGGTATCTAACTCATTTGTAAAGCTATTACTCCTTGACTTTACCTCAATTCCACGGGGAGTAGGATGAAGCGCTTGTGGAAAGAAGAGAGAGGAAGACTTTTCCTCTAAAAGCTTGGCTAGTGCCTTTTCTAATTGAGCAATACGGTCAAGAAGTTCTTGGGTCGTTTGCCCTTGAGTCTCGGACCCTTCCCACATAACGAGATGAATGGGATTCTTTTGCTTAGGAATATCCTTCGTCGTGATTGATAAAACAAATTCGCTAGACATGTGGCTGATACACCTTTAAGGTAGCCCATGCAAAATCAATTTTTAGATTCCCCTCGAATGACACTTATATTAATACAAGCGTCTAATGTACTATCTCTATCCTTTAATGGCTTGCTTCGTTTCAAACGAAGTGCCCCACCTTGCTCACTCCATGCCTTGAAACGGTCCGTAGCAAACCCCTGTGTAAAAGTATTCTGTAAAGAAGAATCGTAAAAATCAATTGGCTTTGTATCAAGTGTTCCAATAATACTAATCATAGGCGGCTTTTGTATATCTACACGAACCGCTCCCTTTTGGATAATATCGCGGAATTCTTCGTATGTATGAACACCTCCAAAGGAAAGAAGACATTCACGCGGAGGAGCAGGATATAAACGACCCCCAGGCGTCCCCGTTGGCCTATACATGCGATGTAAGAGAGCCATTCTTTCCCAGCGAACATGGGAATCGAGATGCTCGTTTAATAAATACGCTAAGCCACATTGAGGCGTGCAGAAATTACCATATACATGATATACATTCATATCCTCCTTTGCAGGGAGAAAACATGGGGCGTTTGAAAAGGAATTTGAACACCAATAACAATGAACCGTTGTTGAAGAGGGAAGCTTCATTAATTCGCCAGGACTTGTGGCATAACATGTAAGGATTTTAGTGCGATGAAAGGGTTCTTCACTAACCTTTTCCACATTTACAATAGGTGCTTTCTCCACGGGCTGTGGTTTCTCGACGGGTGGATCATCGACCTTTTGCTCAAATTGAAAATATAATTTAACACCATCATCCTCATAGGGGACAGGTTGAGGAGGTGGCTCTGGATTATATTTGAATTGCGTATCTGTGAAATTAATCTCAGTTGATACATCGTTACTTCGAAATGGCAAATGCACAATAAGAGGTTTACGAGGCTCTGTAAAGGTTCCTTCGATTCCCTGAGGAGTTACGACCGCAACGATTTTAACAGGCTTCTTCTCCTTTTTCACCCTCTTTACATGAATATCTGTTTGGACAGGCAGTTCAACCGCAAGGGTTTCCTTCTTACTTCTCTTTTTTGGTTGAGACGACATAGGAACTGAGGTATAGTAGCACGCTCCCTTTAACTTACCTCATTGTCTAAGACCTAAACCCAATACAATGCTTTACTAGCAAAGGCCCCTATGTCTATTATATTAGAGCCTGAGCAGCTACCTGATATATTACAGTTAATGTTAAAATATCCCTCAACAAGGAGTCATATGTTATTTATAGGCCCACCTGGTTCTGGAAAGACGACGACAGCGCAAAGTTATGCTATTAGCTTACATGGAAAACCAATGAATAGTTTTTCGAGTGTTATGTTTTTAAATAGTAGTGATGAGCGCTCACTTGATATGATTCGCAATAAGATATACCCCTTTGTGGAAAGTCGTATGCAGAGCCTCTTCTTCCAGGGTGCTGATACTCCTCCCAAGGTGATAATATTTGATGAGGCTGAAACGCTGACAGACCAGGCACAATGTGCCCTACGAAGTCTGCTTCAACGAAGCACAAAGGATGTTATTATTATATTTATTTGTAATTCACTTTCCCATATTCACCCCCAAATTTTAAATAAATTTGTGATTCTTCCTTTTAATCCTACACTATCAACGAATCTCCAAAAAATAGTCGACTTTAAGGTTCCTAAGCTGGATATTTTATTTCGAAGGGGTGATATTCGTTTTTTTAAGCACAGTCCGTCAAGTAAGAAACAAATTACAGAATGTATATTTCAATTACTTCATTCTACCACAAAGGAAGATATTTTTTCGATTATTATGAAACCAGGGGTTCCGTGTCGTGAAAGGATTACATGGTTTTTGCTATTTAATACACACATCTCACAAATGGATGTGAGGGAGATTCAAATCTGGTCAGCCTTATCAGCATCCGAAACACAGGCGTATTTAACAGATGATAACATGAAGGAATTATTATATAAAATTTGGTCAAAGCGAATAGTGAGCTTTATAAAAAATTGATTTTGCAGGATACCTAAAAGAAATAGCATCGAAACCATGGACCCTGAAAGTTTAGTCATTACACCCCTTCGTATATCAACCATGGTTGTAACCGCCCATTTAGGCTCCATGATAGATTTACAAAAGCTGCTTGATTTATTTCATGAGAAGGCTATTCCCCTTTCTTGGCCAGGCGAGGGTTTCTTGAAAGTGGAATATAAACCAATCTTTACATCAATTCATACTACGCCTCATGAGGAGAAGGCGGCAAAGTTACGAGCAAAGGCAGTTGAAAAGATTGTCATTGGCACATGTTATAGAGATGCTTTGACAAATAGAAAAAACTCAAAGAATATCTTCTTTAATCAATCTACACTTGTAGTCAGGCGAATCTTTGGCCAGGCAGAGGGTCAACCTATTTATAAAGAGGTAAATATCAAACTCTTTAAAAATGGAGGTATACAAATGACTGGGATTCCATCAGATGAATTTGCAAAGGATACCTTACAGTGGTTAGCGAAGGAATTGTCTACCTTTTCAAGCCCAATCTTAGAGCAAGCGGCAAATCCTAACCGTTATACAATTCAGTTAATTAATAGTGATTACCATGTAAATGGTAGTATTCACCGTGAGAAGCTTCATGAGATTCTTGTGAATGAATATAACCTATTTAGTTCATTTGAATCAACTATATATCAAGGATGTGACACAAAATACTTCTATAATGAGGCGGCCCCGGCCGATGCGATTGAGGGAGTATGTCCATGTGGCGATACTATTTGTGAAGGAAACGGTGACGGAACAAAGTTGGGTCAATGTAAAGAAATTACAATCAGCCCATTCCATACAGGGTCTGTGATTATTACAGGTGCACGGCGATTTGAGCAAATTGAGAAAGCGTATATATTTATCAACAAGGTATTTAAGAAGCATTCAAGGCAAATTATTAAAGCATTTCCTGAGAAAAAAGTAAAAGGCTAAGTGCGTAAATTTAAGTCACTTGACTCCCTTTGCTCCCGACAGAAATGTCTGCACCTCCTACACAAGTTACTTCTGCTCCTTCCGATTCTGTGCCCCTTCCTAATGCTTCCACTGTGATGCAGGCTGTGAAGCTCGCTATGACGCAAGACAAGCCTATTCAACTGGATTATTATGCTGATAGTTTGAGTGGGCGTGCTTATTTGGGTGAGGATTCTGAGACAAAGGAGAAGATGCTTGTCAAGTCAAAGGACGAGTTCACCAGCACTGTATCTAAGCTTTATAAGGTGGCGGAGGATTATATTATTTTGACTGAGAATTCTATTTACATAGTGTCTGGTAAGACTGGCAGGCGTATTATTAAGGCGAGTTCTCTTCGCTCCGAGTAAAAGAATGGACCCCTACGACTACTCATCCATGTCAGTAACTGAACTGAATCAATTAAAAGGAATGACACAACAATCGTTAGACTATTATATAAAGTTATTAGGTGATACAGATATGAATGAATCTGAGAAGCATGCCTTACAGATGTGTTATGATATAACAAAGGGGGATATGGATGATATTGATGCTGAGCTTGAGAAAAGAGAAAAAGCAAAATAAATGAAATACTTATTGGTATATCATTTATTTTTATTATTTGTAATCTTACTTCTTCAGAGTGGCAGGAGTGGTTGCAGCAGCAAACCCTTCATGCTCTTCACGGTCTTCATAGTTTTCTTTCCTAGACTTGTGCGCTAAAAGAGCACGGTCGCACACGAGGTAATAGAATAACATCATTGTTCCACCAATGAGAGTGGTAACAGCTGCTTGAGCTCCAAGGGCAATTCCTAATGCTCCCCTCAGTTTAGACTGTGTCATGATACCAACTGTCATCAAGATAGAGAGAACAAATATAACAGCATACACAACAAAAAATACATAGAAAAAGTCGCAAACAGTTTTGCTAGGTATATTCTTTGTCCAATTAGGCTCCATTCTACACTTGTTTATTATTTTTTGTGAAGTATAGTTAGAAATGCCAAACCGTTCTCAAACGCGTAGAAAGCAGCGCGGTGGAAATTTAAATCAGGGAAGGGAATTTAACTCTTTACATGTAAATCAACATGGAGGGGCTGTGGCACAACTGGCCGGTGCTCCTGTCGGATATACAGGGGTCTTAGAGAGTGGACTCCGGGATAGTGCTCGCTTATCCGAGTATGATGGATTCTTTAAGGATGCCTCTGGGATGAGTGATGCTAGCAACATGCACCCTGCACAAAAGGGTGGCAAGCGTAGCACTCGTCGCAACAAGTCCAAGAAGTCCAAATCCAGGGCTCAGAAGCAAAAGCAAAAGAAATCTTTGAGGCAGAAGCAAAAGTCTAAGAAGTCTAAGAAGTCCAAGAAGCAACGCGGTGGCTCCAGGCCCGAGCTTGCGTATGGACCTGTAGGAGGTCCTTCTATGCTCTTATCTGCCTCTGTAAAGACAGGTGCCGGTGATTTCTCGAATCCCCTTCTCAAACACTAAATTTAGCAGGCTGATACATTCAAATCAATCTGGCCAACTTGGTCGGGTTGTGAGGTTCCAAACATGCTTTGAAGAAGACTCTTATTCTTCTCCAAAACAGCACGCTCCTTTGCTGATACATTTATAAATACACGGACGACAAGCTCGCCAAATCCTCCCTTCTTATCAGGCATACCCTTACCCTTGATACGAATTTCCTCCGTCATCTGAGTTCCTGCAGGTATGGTAAAGTCAAGTCCATTCGGATGACCAGGATGCCCCATTACCTTCTTTACACACCCTACCAAACTCTCCTCTAAGGTAATTGTGCATTCATAACGGATATGTATTCCATCGCGAAAAATACTCAGATTACTATCAGCTGCAACTAAACGAACAATAAGGTCACCAGGCTTCTCGAAATCAGGATGGTCAGAGCAAGCCTCCGCGAATACCATCGTTTCACCCACATTCGCCCCAGGCTCAATAACAACATCAATTACCTTGGGCTTATTAATTAACCCCTTCGTCTTACATTTTCCACAGGAGGACCCATTCTTACGACCCTGTCCATTACATGGCCCACACATTCCCCTGTTCACCGCCATCATGCCAGGACCAATTTGAACCATTGACTCTTTTACACCCGAGCCCTTACAGTCGTTACATGTCTTGAAATTCAAGTACCCCTTTCCACTACAATCATCACAAAATACCTCCCTCTCCAAATCCATACGCATCTTCTTTCCATGAAAAAAGTCGGCTAAACTCAAGGAAATCTCGTGATGTTTATTCGAACCCTTAGGGCGCACCTGCTTTTGTTGAGGTTGTTGCCTCTGCTGCCCTCCAAACATTCCTCCGAACATTTCATTTATATTAAAAGGAATTCCTCCCATAGGCATTCCAGGCATTCCTCCCATAGGCATTCCATGCATACCAGGCATACCAGGCATACCAGGCATTCCTCCCATACCAAATGGCATATTCATTTCAGGTGCTGCATTTTCTTGGGTATTTCCCGTCATATCATAGGTTCGCCTCCTATTACTATCACTTAACACATCATATGCTTCTTGAATCTTCTTGAACTTCTCGTCATTTCCAGGCTTCTTATCAGGATGCTCCACCTTCGCTAAGGCAAAATATGCCTTCTTAATCTCACTTGGTTCAGCATCACGAGATACACCAAGAACTTTGTAAAGATCACCCATACTTTTTTATTAACTATCAGAAGGTTTAGACCTAAGAATGGACGACTATATAGCCTAGATGCCTCCCTTTGAATCGAGACTCTATGGGCAGGATTATATTTTTAAGACAATTCGTGAAGCATACAATGATTTACCTCATATATTTATAACAGGTCCGCCTGGTTGCGGTAAAACAACCTGTATTGAAGATATTATTACAATGCTTCGTCAGGAAGCACCATTTGAGATAGAAACCGTCTTATATTTAAGTTCAGAAAAAGACAGGGGTATTCATACAATCCGTGACAAGGTAAATGATTTTTGTAAGAGGAGTCATTCCAAAGAGAAGAGTTTTAGATTTATTATAATCGATGATGTGGACTCATTACCCTTGATTAGTCAACAAGCCTTAAGAAGACCAATGGAAACATATGCACACTTAACACGCTTTATTTTTGCCAGCCGACATTTATCAAATATGATAGAACCACTGAGAAGCAGGTGTTCTCTTATAGAAATGGAACCTGTGGCCCCGCTCACGCTATACAGTGTCATCTTACAAAAATTAGATATTCCTGCAGAGTATCATATCGAAGGATTATTTGATTTCTGTATTCGAAATTTTACATGTATTCATGAAATTAAATCAATTCTCAATTTATACAAACATTTCATAAAGGATGGAATGAAAGCAGGGGATGCGCTTGACAAGTTACAAATTCTTATCCCAACCTCAGCATCTTATATTCATAAACTTTCAAATTCGATTGGAACTAAGAACTACGCGGCTGTTCGTGAATATATAACACAACTCTACCTGAAAGGATATGTATTAGATGATATTTTACTTGCATTGGAGAAGAATATTTCTATTTTTCCAAGTAGTAATCCAGAGTTTAGATATAGAGTCTTACAGTTTACTATGTTAGGCTGGATTTCAATTCAACAGGGAAAAGAACACTGGTTAGATACGATGGATATTATAGAACAAACTGTAAGATAGCTAACCTAAAAATAAGTAGGTAACAAGGAGAGAATGCCCTTGACCTTTCGTGAAAAACCTCCTCTAGAGCTCGTAAAACGATTTCTAGAGATGTATGGCATATATGATATTTATATGTGTCCTTGGTTTACAAAAGACCAGTGCTCCCTTCTCTCGGCACCCAATCTCCTAGCTGAAGTATATCCTTACTATATCCCCTGTAAGGCATCATTTATAGAAACCCCTACATATAATACATGTCTAAAAGTACTACGACATTTATTAAGACCACATGGATATACTCTTGCCTATATGGAAAAATCACGAGGAGGAAAACAAATCTGGTATAAGATTATGTCAAAAGATGATCAAGCTCTTCCTGTGGAAGGAGCATTTCTTACATTTGAATAGGATTGGAACGAAGAATATGAGTAATTGCCAAATCAGATGCCATGAGTTGTTCTTCACTTGAACGAAGGACCCATCCCCATGGACTCCTATCCAATAAATCATTGTAAGGAATCACAATATAACGAGTCTTATCTGGAATTTGAAAGGTAAGTCTTCCTTCAGTTCCTGCTGCAAATATGTCTTCTAGTTGAATCTTTTTATTATTCACTACATTACGGCTTAATTCATAAGGGAGAATTTGAACATCAGGGGCAAACTCACTCCAATCATTTGCTGCATCATTTCTGAAATTATATCCACCTAATTGATTATCAAGCCGATTACGAAACATCGTTTCCCATTTTACAAAGAGAGGATTTCCTGGAGAAGGAACCCATACACTTGTAAATTCAGGGGCTACATCATTTGTAAAGAGTGTTACTTTCTCAGGTAGCTTTCCAAATGGTTGAAGAGATATAACAGAAGGAGAAAGCCAGAGTCCACCATATTTAGCAAGGATTGCTGTGCGAATCCAGTTATATTCTTCACGCATGACACGCGCTTTAGGATTCTTAAGAGTTCTTGGCATAGCATCCCATCCACCTAAATGTGCTGCAACAGCATCGAGCCCACCAAGCACTTCAATATTATAATCCATTCCATTATGAGCAGCAATTCTCTCATATAAGGTATTTAAGAGAGGAATATTAATTGCTTGATTATTTCTAGCTCCAAAATCATCCCATTTACGAGAGTTTACATCGGAAGTATCATAGTATATCCACATTTTTGGATTTGTAAGGCCTACCTTTAGTGTTTCAGGAGTTATCCTTATACTTTTGAGATTAGGTAGCTCGGATGTATATTCCCATGTGATGATAGCCGCTATCAAACAGATTCCTACTCCTATTAGAACCGCCTTCATCTCTATTCTATAGATATAAAGTAGGTCCGAGAAATACCTTAGAATGAAATTACTTCAGTTCCTCTTAGGCCATCCTAAGAATACAGAATCTATGAAACGAATGTGTGCAGCATATTATATTGAGTATGAATTGACCTTTGATAGAAACCGCCTAAGACATGGTGATTATACGATTGCTTGGATTCCAATGGAATGGATTTCACCAGATGAATTTCCTTCCAATGTGTATATCTTATATGGTCCGCAATTCTTTGTCTTACCTGAAGGGCCCCTTTGTGGTCCATTCAATGAAGAATGGAGTAAACGGTCTGTATACACATGTCTATGTAAATGGAATATGGGTGTTTACAGTGAATTTAGCCCATCCTTTGTTATTCCAATGAAACCACTCTTTTTTGGTATATCTGATTCAACTCCTGACTTTTCAGAGGATGAAAAGACACTTGATTGTGTTATTTATATTAAGAGAAGAGACCCCTTTCATATTATTCAAGTCCAAGAGCAATTAGATAAGAGGCAACTCACCTATGAAATATTTGAATATGGGTCTTATGATAATACCGAGTATTTTAATACATTAAAGAGGGCCAAATTCTGTATTTGGTTAGGAACACATGAATCGCAGGGGTTTTGTTTTCAGGAAACTTTAGTAACAAATACACCTATTCTTTTATGGGATGCAACAAGTATGTATTTTGAGTTTACATCGGAAGGAAGAATGGAGTTTGAGAAGTGGCTAGGGACAAAAACTTTAGAGTCAACTACAGCAAATCTATGGTCGGATGAGTGTGGTCTTCTTATGGATGATACCTGTATTGGAGACAGTATAGAACGAATGCTGGAGTTATATACAACTTTCAAACCAAGGTCATTTATCTTAGAAAATGCTTCAGATAAGGTGTGTATGAATAATATTTTAAGCCATTTTGGCTTATTTATACTACCACAAAGTGATACTATAAAAAATTCTTCTGAACCGGAATCGAACCAGTGACTTGAGGAGAACTACATATTAGCATAGACTGCTACAATCCTCCGCTCTACCAACTGAGCTATCAGAAGATGGCCCCGTGGGCCACTTCGAATAGCAAAACATCTAAAGATGCAAGCTATCCGAAGGGGATGTTAGAATACGTTACACCCCAGATATAAGAAGAGAAAAGGGTTTAAGCCCCTATTCTCATGAACTCTATATAGATGAGTCAGGCAGTTGCAGTGTTTAATACTCGCTCTGTAAAGGGCATAGTTACCTTAAAAGAAAGGAAGGCAGGATTATATATTGAAGCCATATTTACTGAGCTTCCAGAAGGTGAACATGGATTTCATATTCATAAAGCAGGGGATCTCCGAGGAGAAGGTTGTAAGTTAGCATGTGACCATTATCATAAGGGTCCTCCTTGCCATCACGGAGGGCCACCTACCCATGCTGGTCCAAGGCATACGGGCGACTTGGGAAATGTCAGGGAAAATGTAAAATATACTTATACCTTAAAGGATGTATTTGTTGCCGATGTCTTAGGTAGGTCTTTTATTGTTCATGCAAAACCAGATGATTATGGAAAAGGAGGATTCGATGATTCTTTAATAACTGGACATGCAGGTGCGCGTATTGCTTGTGCTATTATTGGAAGAGTTGAATGCTAAAAATGATTCATATACTGGCTTCCATTCTTACATATCTCATCTAGTTTTACATCACCCTGCAGTATATATACCATAAAGAACATCATTCAAAACTCGTTCCTACTTACACTGATACCTATGTTGCACCTTGGCCACCAATGCCTTGGTCACCAAGGCCTTGGAGTCTAATGGTTCTTAATAACAAGCCCCTGCATCCTATTAAAATACGCTCCTTCTTGATAAGCTTCTTCAGCTAGTCGCTTCTTTCTTCTTTGCTCTGTCTGAAGCTGTTGTTTCTCAGCTTCATAGAGAGCAGCCCTTTCATAATCAGTCAATGCAGTAGGTGTAACCTTCCTTTCTTCCGTATATTGGTCCATATTCTTTTGATGAACTTGAACACCTGCAGTATTCTGACTAAAGGTCGTATAGTCAGTATATGCCCTTTTAAGGTCAGTAAACTTCAACCCAGCATCATTGGCAGCAACCGTATAATCCTCTCTTCCTGAACGACCTAATTCAACGCCATATCCCATACGAGATGACATGGATAGTTCTTGGGCTACAATGGCCCCCCCTTGTACCTTAGGAGCTCTCGCCCTTTGCTCCTCTTCAAACGCCTTGTGAAAGACATCACGGTTAAATTTACCCCCAAATTTAGTGCTAGAAGCGGATGAATCGTCTTCTCCTCGTAACCAATCACCGTAACCACTATCATCAGGGTCGGGAATGCGTGTTTTTTCAAACATAGAATTAAATGTATTTAAATCAAGCTTATCAGGATTTAAACTAACAGGCTCAACCATCTTCCATTTATCGGCAGCCTGTGAACGATGGTCATGTAAGGCATCAGGGGCTTCTACATTTCCTTCTGCAGCTCGACCTCCGTGGATTCTTTTTAGAATCTCTCCTAAATAAGCATATGCGCGAGTCACAGCCTCAAACTCTTTCTCGGAACCACCTTTATCGGGGTGAGAGCGGAGGGCCGCCCTCTTATATGCCTTTTTAAGGGCTTCTTCGGTAAGAGACACCTCTTCTTCCAATTCAAGAATACGAAGACATGCTGAAAAGTAATTTAAGGCCTTTTCATTTCCCTTTTCAGTGCCAGCATTCTTTGCTGTCAAAGTTGTTGTTTTATGAGTGAGGCTTGTGCTTTTAGATGGTGCTTGTTCCCTTGGAGAAGTATTTGGTTTTTCTCCCGGTAATAAGGCAGGCTTGCCTGATTTTACTTGCTGGACATAATGAAGGAGTTGTCCATATATACCAGCTGCCTTCATTGAGGAAAGGTGGTCGGTAGATGTCAAAAGAGTTTCTATCATTTGAATCCGTGTCTCTGGAGATTGAATCGCATAGAGATTTTTAAATATACGGATATGAGTCTCGGGAATAGTTTGTATATTCCCCATGGGACTTACTACAGTTACTTATTCAAAATGTGTCGTAGTCTTCCCGCGGTGAGAACGGGTATAAGTGCTTCACATTCCCATAACCATTTCCGCCCTGCAGAAAAGAAGGAGAATTCAAGAGGCCAAAGCTGAGGACATTTATAAGGAAGAGTTCGTAAAGAAGTATCTCGTATTAAGGTCCAACTCGAAAGTGGAAGAACCATGGCAAGTTGCTCTTGTCCTTCTAGCTCTTTCTCTTGGGAAAGTCCTTGATCTCGTAAAAATGGAAAGGAATTGATATTTTCAAGGTCACTCCAAAGAGGCGGTATCCAATATGGATATAACCATTGTTTATTTACAGGCTTTCCTGTATAATAATCAATGACCCATTGAAAGCCTCGTAAATACTCTTCGCATACCTTTTGCTTATCAACATTTGGATGCATCCACTTCCAGTAAAGCTCTCTCCATGTACTACGAATTCTTCCTTTTTGTAATAAGCATGCCTCTACATTCCACTGTAAGGGCAATCCCTCCATCTCATCCATTCCTTTTAGGAGTCCCCTCTTCGCCTGCTCCTGCTTTTTATGAATCATATTCTCCATTCGACTCGTCTCGTCTTTGGCCCACCTTGCAAATATACTTCGCAATATTGGCAAGGTTATTCCACCTTCCGAATCAATAAGCCAATTTGAACTGTCTGCCATTCGCCTCATTTCTCGAAGGACACAATCGTGACCATCTTCACCAAGTTTATGTGTAAGACTATGAGGTAGAAAATCATTTCCCATTAGATTCATAAGGGCCACATAGTTCAGTGCCGATGTGAAATCTGTCACTAGAACAAGTGACTTTAGTTCTTGTATTGACAGAAACGAATATTCCTGTACTGCTGCACCTTCTAGTTTCACCTGATTCTTATCAAAGCCAAATTCTTGTTTCTCACGAAGAAGGAAAAGAGAAAGGCTCTTCTCTTCACTCAAAAGCATGGTTAGTAAGATAAGGTCAGCATCTAGACCATATACTATAACTGGACCAGACAGAGCAGTTGTGTCAAAGTTTCTAAGATAAGTTAAAATCTTATGCTCTCCTTCTCCCGATTCATCTGACCCACTCACTACCCAACCCTTCCCATGTTTACTAGCCTCTTTGTGAAGCATAGCCGTAAGTTTTTCCATAAAGAGGCTACCAGGTGTGATTGCGTTTGTATCCCAGCCACCACTTTTTCTCATCCAAGCTGATTTAAAACGACGCACTCGTTGTTGTCTAATTTTTGCCATCGGAACAACTCCATCCACTCCGAGAAATACTTGAGAGGGTTTACCGGCTGCAAGCCATACCTCTTTTACACAAGAAGCAACCTCTTTCAAAAGATGTTTCTCCCAATCTTCATTTTCATCATACGGGGGCAAGCTAGGAGAACGAAGGCATCTATAAATAAGACAATTGAAATCAAAACAAAGCATACTTGCTTTCGATGGAGGAGTTTGTAATATACAATTTGGATATGCCTTTACAATCTTCCTGAAATAAGAAGGTATACCCATTCTATGTCTTCCTAGTGTATAGATTGTTACATTCTTTAGATGTTTCGCTGGTAGATAGAGATGTCCTCTAATTCAGGAAAAGCTACTGCTTCTCCAACAGAGCAAGGCCCAGTTGACAAAGGTCAAACTAAAAGCCAAAAAGCAAAGGGTCTCTTTCAACTTATCTTGGATACCCTTGCGGTCGTGGTCGATAAACCTATGTTAAAGGTTGCCCCCGAAATAGGGCATCTTTCGCCTGTTATTTTTACAGTAGGTAGTCTTGTCTTATCAATCGTCACCTTGAATTATCCTATCTTCCTCTTTTCAATTGCTGCAGGCGAAGCAAGCCTTCTTCACTCTGTGCTTTCAAGCACTTCCTCTTATTTGGCAACACCCTTTTTGGAACCAATGAAAGAGGAAAAAGAGTGTGATACTCCTTGTAAGAGTTATTTTCAAACAATGACTCCGAGCCGTTTTAATTGGGTTTTAAAACAAGGAGTAGGGAAAACTTTTCCCTCGACGCCCATGTACTTTATAGCATTTGCATCAGCTTATTGTATTCAATGTCTCACTATTTTCAATCAAGAGTGCTCTGAGCTTGGACCTGCATACAGTAACCGCGCCTATATTGCTATTCTAGGTGCTGTCATGTTCATGCTTCTCTATGCCCTCTACCTCATATCGTATGGATGTGATAGTATCCTCGTGCTCTTAGGTTCAGTCATACTGGGCGGCTTAGTGGGGTCTTTCTTATGCTATCAAAACTATACCCTTTTTGGAAAGCAAGGCGTAGATATATTATTCATACCTCCTCTTGTTAAGAGGTCAGGGATGGATTATATTTGCGTATCTACGAGATAGATAGGAGATGAGTATGGTTGATAGTATATATTCACTAAGAGATACTCTATCCGATTCATTCACAGTTCTCCCCCTCTTATTTATGGGTCTTATCTTCTTCTTAGGGATTCTTACATCAAATATCGGTATGTTATATCTCTTTTTAGGTGAATTAATTCTTGTTCCGGCTCTTTCCTTTGCTGCAAATGTGCCCGGTGGAGTTATTTCTTATTTTACAAACGGACTTTTCCTTGCAGGAGCAAAATGGATTGTCACAATTGTGGCTATTTTAACCACTGCCTCTTTGGCCCTTGTGAGTAAAGCAGGGTCAAGTGGGTTTTCAATTTACATTGGAATTATATGGACCGCCCTCTTACAGTTCTTCAATGGTGATTTTACAATCCTTGACACATATGACCCTTATAGGTGGTATTTGACAGCAACGGGAGCACCACCCTCAACAAAGGCGCCTCCTGCATGTGGATTAATGCCTGGATTAGAAGATGAGAAGTGGACAAGCGAGAGCCGTGTATCTCCTACCTCTTGGCTCATTCACATCACCTTCTTTTTTGGCTTTATTTTATCGAATGCGATAGCTACTTATAATGAACCAACCCCAACAATAAGGTCAACAAATGATTCTACAAAAGATGGTCAGAGACAGGCAGCTCTTGATGCAAGAGTAGCAAATAGAAAGACTCTTTGTGCTACCATTGGAGTAGTATCGATGTTTATTCTGCTTGTGCTGTTATACATACGAATTGCAAAGACTCCTTGTGAAGGTGAGGTTGGCCCCCTTTTCTTCCCCCTCCTCTGGACCTTCCTTTTAGGGTATGGTTGGTTTTCGTTGATTTATACACATTGCGGTATAAGACCCGGTGATGTATTAGGTATTGTTCAGGGCTTTGTAACACCTGATATGGTAGATAACCCGATTGTATGTCTTGGATCAGAGTAAGTAATTTAACCACATAAGCACATGTCTTTGGTATTCAATTACATTCACACGGCGAATATGATTCTGTTGAATAGAATCTTCTACACATTTTACATATTCCTTCCAAAGGCTGGTTATATTTCCATCCATTGAAAGGACTGAAAGAGGAGGCCCAGGTGGCTTTGATAGCTTTTCATTCACTGATTCATGGAGATTCCAAATCCATTCAGCATATTGGGAAGATGAGGGGGGGAGAGGATGTGTTTTTTTAAATGTGACGACATGTGCAAGGCATTCCTTGCAGGGTATTATTTTATCTAGATTGAGTAAAATCCATTTTGCCTCATTTGCTTCATCCCTTTGAATTTTAGGTTGAGCTTTCCCAGCTTTCGCACCGAAGGTATGTAAAAATTTCCATAAATAAGGCCCCCAGACTGAAGCAGTGGGCATCTAAAAGTGAAACACATAGGTCGGGGAATGTAAGTACGCACAATGAACTACCCAGTAATTGGAGAAATATGGAACATCTTTGAGCAAAGCCTTATGGTTCAAGGAAAAAAGCTGGCAACTGATATTGCAAAACATCAGGGTGCTGACCCTAAAGTCTTATGGGATGAGATACGAAAGAAAATTAAGGTGGGTATACTTGATATTGAGATTCCAGAAAATCCTGTGAGTTGTCAGTATATTGATACAAGTGGGACGGGTGTTATTATTGAGAGATGTCGCGTGCCTTGTTTACTTGGACATTCTGCTTGTCCAGAGCATATGAACAAGGTATCAGAGAATATTCCTTTACCATCTGTTAGGCGGGTTTTAGATTTTAAAGGGAATGCATATTTTGTGGATGAGAGAGGGATTGCTATGGATACAAATGGAAGCCCTCGTGGAGTAGTGGAGGAGGATGTCTTGTATTTATTTACAAGGTCTAAACCTGAAGATGGAATAGAAGCATAATATGTTAAAAGTAAGGAGTGATGGAGGGTTTTTTTCGACTTGCTCTGTTCGATTAATGGCGCTATTACAATATTTTAATAAGAACAGTCAGCTTCCCTCTGCTGTTGATAGCTCAGAGCAATTTACATGGTATAAGAAGAATTTATTAGAAGATATAACTTTTCGATACTTTATTCATTACGACGATATACCTGTGGAAATTAAATGGGTTTCTGATATTCTTGATTATGATAGACAATTTGATAATTACAAGGAAATTGACTATGGACAAGTATGTCCATTTATTAAAAAGTATTTTACACCGACTCCGTCCATCTATGAGGAGGCTGAAAGGATTGCCAGTGAATATTTTCTAGACTATGAATCAACTTGTGTCTTATTTTATAGGGGAAATGATAAAATAACAGAAGTTAGTCTTTGCACCTATGATGATATGATTGAAAAGGCACATGAGATTTTATCTGAAAATCCTGGGATTCGTTTTCTAATTCAAAGTGACGAGACTGAGTTTATACATAGGATGTTAGAGGAATTTCCAACAAGTATTTGGTTTGAAAAGGAGGTCAGACATATTTCTCAGCAAATGGGCACAGTAGACCTGCTTTTAAAGGACAATATAGAGTCTTTTTCTAAAAAGTTTTTAGCTATTACTTTATTAATGTCAAGATGTAAATATGTAGTATGTGGGACAGGGAATTGTTCTCTATGGATTGCTTATTATAGGGGGCATGCCGACGGTATGTATCAGTATTTACACGATGGTTGGGTCTAGCGTGGAAATACCTTGGGAAATACTAGATGTCATTTGGACTTGGTTCATCCGACCTTCTTGAGATTAGAAGATTACAAGCGATTACTTGTGGTAATAATCCAAATATTCAACCAGGTATATTTGAAGGTCCTGCAGGTCCTCAAGGCCCAACAGGACCACCGGGTCCTGCCTGCTTTATGAATGGAGGGTATGAATATGCATTTCGATTTCAAGAAGAAGGGATACCAAATGGTTGTTTTTCCTTCACTCCAGGAAAGAATTTGATTGAAGCCACTCAATTACAGATATCAATGCTAAATGGGAGTGGAGCAGCAATGAATGATTATTTTTTTCAAATCCCTATTGGGTCTCGTATATTTTTATATAACAAGGTGAATTCAATCACACACTCCTTTGTGATTCGTTCTTATATAAGATATGTAGGCCTTTATATATTTGATGTAACCCTGACAACACCCATACCATACATGCCAAAGTCGAATGAACTATATATTATAAGTTTCTCACTACGAGGACCCCCAGGGGAAGGTCTTCCCGGTGGTGGTATACCGGGTCAAATACTTACAAAACGGTCAAAGCGTGACTTTGATACCCAATGGTGTCCTCCTCAGCTTCCGTATATTGCAAGAGGGAGAATTCCAAATAGCTCTGACCTTGCGTATAAATTACTCGATGATACTAAAAAATGGTCTGGTGGACAGGATAATTATGTATGTAAACTCACGGGGGCTGATATGTCAAACCTTACTCTTTCCGGCGATCCATCTGTATTTATAAGAGGTACATTTACAGGCGAGCAGCAATGGACCCTTACCTATAATACGATCTGCCCAAGTAATGCTACACCTGTTCTGATTTTACCACCATCGCATATAGGTAAAGCAAATCATGATGGTTCAACGCCGTTTTATATAATGACAGCCGGATCAAATATTCCTAATCCAGGGTCGGGAACTTCATGGATATTATGGAATCTATAAGCAGAAGCAAATGTCTACAGGTGCAACTGGGGCAACAGGTTCCACGGGAGCAACGGGTTCCACAGGTATTGGTGGTGCTTTAACAAAGGTAACTCCATTTGGAAGTTTCTGTATTTCATTTGAGTTCGGTGCATCTGACCAAGATTATAATCCCAGAGTCATGCAATCGGTAGATGGATTAATCTGGACAATCTCTCCAATTTATACAACTATTAATTCATATATTGGGTCTGCAAGAACTCCTCCTCAATATAACGGTCAATACTGGTTAGTTGGTGGTTCAAATGGTAAATTTATAAGATCAAATGATAATTTTCAAACTGTAACACAATCAACTACGGATCCTGCAACTTTGAACAGTGATACTGTACAATGGTTACTCTGGGATTTTGTAAATAGTGTATGGTATTGTGGTGGTTCTAGTTACTATCATATTTATAGAAGTACAACTGGCTTAGTATGGACTGATTTGGGAGTATCAGGTGGTAATAAATCATTTCTAAATATAACGACTTGTGTAGTGAATGGCAATCAAATATATGTTGGAACTAAGATGAATAGTGGTATTGTTTCGTATGCTACAAATATTATGTCATTCACAGATGTAACTTTAAATGCTACAAATGGTTACATTGCTACAAGTGTTCGAACCAATGGACTCATCTTTTTGGTAGGTATTATGTCTACAAGCCTTGCTAATAATTCAACTTGTATTTACTACAGCCGCGATGGTATTAACTGGTCAGCAACATCAGGGGCAACAACAAATTCAACGGATGGTAGCGGGTTTGGCGGTGTCTATGATTTTGCTTGGAACGGGTCAGTATGGGTGTTTGTTGGTTCACAAATTAATCCCTCTATGGGATATAGTACAAATGGTATTAATTGGTCACCTGCAGCAGTAGGAACTGGAAATCTGAGCGGTACAGCTGGGTTTGGTTCTATTACTTACAATGGAATGTATTTTATAGCAAAGCAAATACCAACAAGTAATAATTCTGTAGCAAATCCTATCTATACAAGTCCAGATGGTATTTTCTGGACAGTTGCTGAAATTGCTCCACCTGTTCGTCCTAGTTTGTATACTATGGCATCTCAAACTGTAATGCCAGCAATTAATGCTGTGCCATTTGACTATGATATGATTCCTGATAAGGTAACGACATTTGGGGCTTACTGTGTTTCCTTTCCCCTTGGGGCAGCTGACCAGGGATATACTGCTACTGCTATTGAATCAACGGATGGATTAACATGGACAACTATAAGCACAGTAAGCACTTTAGTCTCATATCTCACAGCATGGTATAGTTGCCCACTTTATAATGGTCAATACTGGTTAGTTGTAGGTACAAATGGTAAATTTGTAAAATCGTATGATAATTTTAAGACTCTCACGCAATCAACCGTTGATATTGCTACACTTGGTTATAATTCTCAACCTGGCTTCTTATTCTGGGATTATGTAAATAAAACTTGGTATGCAGGTGATACTTATTATATTCGTTTATACGCTAGTAAAGATGGATTACTCTGGGTTCCTTTAGGTGTAATAGGTGGAAGCGGTATTGAATGCCCTGAAAATATAACGACTGCAGTCATAAATG